CCAGGTCCGCCCCGCGCAGGTGCGCCCCGAGCAGGTGCGCCCCGATCAGGTCCGCCCCGCGCAGGTTCGCCCCGCCCAGGTCCGCCCCGCCCAGGTCCGCCCCGCGCAGGTTCGCCCCGCCCAGGTTCGCCCCGCCCAGGTTCGCCACGCCCAGGTGCGCCCCGCGCAGGTTCGCCCCGCCCAGGTTCGCCCCGAGCAGGTTCGCCCCGCCCAGGTGCGCCCCGCGCAGGTCCGCCCCGCGCAGGTTCGCCCCGAGCAGGTGCGCCCCGCGCAGGTGCGCCCCGCGCAGGTTCGCCCCGAGCAGGTTCGCCCCGCCCAGGTGCGCCCCGCGCAGGTCCGCCCCGCGCAGGTTCGCCCCGCCCAGGTGCGCCCCGCGCAGGTCCGCCCCGCGCAGGTCCGCCCTTTCGTTGACGCATGCCTCAAGCGCGTCTTTGAGTGACGCCAGATCCTTGCTGACGAGGATCGCGCCGGTGTGACGATGTATAATCTCGATCACGGATTAGCCTCCTTTGCCGATATATCGCAGGTAGCAGCGCCCACACCAGACCTTCCACGGGCGCTCGTGGTCGTAGATGTCCGCCGGGCGACCGCAGCGGCAGCGCGCCGGCGTGGGAGGGACGGCGAACAGGCGGGAGAGGATGTACTGCAAGAGCGTCATCTTTTCTCACGCCTCCGGATTGCCACTGAGTCGCGCGGCCGCGTCCCACGCCTGGCAGTAGTCGCGCCCGGAGTACACGCGGAGGGTGACGCCGTGCTCCTCCAGGACGATCAGATCGCGGGCAGCCAGGGCGAGCAGATTGTACTGCACGACGCTGGTGGAGGAGACGCAGGCCGCGGCCATGATCGCGCGGGTGGTCGTGTGGCCGGCTTCGACGGCGGCCAGGATCGCGCGCTGGCGGGGGGTGAGGGGCGGTGGCATGGGTGTTCCTTTCGTGCGCTAGAACGGGAGGTCACTGGGGTCAATGGTCGTCCGTGTGCCGTCGAGATACTGGAGGATCATCTCCGCCAGCTGTCGAGCCGTCGACGCGATCGCATCCACATCGGCGGCATAGGTCGCGCAGCGGCCGCGGCCGTTGTAGTGCCGCGTGATTTCGGTATGCTTAATCGCAATGGCGGCGACGTTGCGAAGCTGCTGCTCTGGGGTCAGCTTGCCGTTCATAGCGCCTCCCGGATCGCGTATGCCTGGTCCTTGAGCGCCCGCGCTTCGTCCATCCGCCCCTGCGCGCGCAGCTCCATGTACAGCGCGGAGAGGGCGATGATCTGCGCTTCCGGCCCGAGCTCGCCATTGAGCGCGGCGATCTGGATGTGCGCCTGACTGGCCTGCCAGCGCTGGAGGTCGAGCTGGTCGTGGACGATGCGCTGGTTCTTGGTCATGATGGTCCTCTACGTATACTGTTGTAACGTCTTGTAACACCATTATACACCCTGTGCCATCGAAGTCAAGCATTTATGACAATATTGTAATGTAATTGCGAAACTCATTGACACATGATGTTACGGGGCGTATACTCAGGTGGTCATTATTGACGAGTAAGCGAGGAGGCCATGCCAGAAGAGTTTTACACGGTCGAGGAGTCCGCGAAGATTCTTCGTGTCAGTCGGAAAACAGTCTATGACTGGATGCGCGCTGGCCGGCTCCCGTATGTGCAGGCAGGACTGCGGAAGCGGCTCATTCCGAAAGAGGCGTTAAATCAATTCAAGCGCACATGGGGGGTCGGGCTGGATGTTGACCGCGATAGTACAATACCTGATGACATACAAATCCCCAGCCTCGCCGCTGCGTAACGTGCTAGCGGAGCTGGGGATTTGTATTTGTGCGGTTCGCTGCCCTACTGCCAGGAAGACCAGCGAGCCCGCTATGCCGCGCGCCTTCTCGCTCTCGCACGATCCAGCACGTTGACAATTTGGGAACAGGGGGACGGTCCCCCACTCGGCCACGTCGCCAGAGTTTTGATCACGCCTTACAGGCCGCTGAGCGAGACCTGAAGCAATTCGAGCGCGCGCACGCACTGATCCAGTTCGGCGTTCAGCGCCTGGACCGACGCGGCGCCGAGCGCGTCCACGTCCGGCAGTTTGCCGACCGTGCGCGCGCACCCATCGGTCGCCGTCTTCGCGCGTTCGCTCAGCGGGCCGAAGCGATCCGGCAGCGGCGTCCGCTGAATCGTCTGTTTTCCGCCGGTGATGATCACTGCGGCCGCCCTGACCTTGCCCTTCCAAGCAAGATCCGCGCGGATCGCCTGCCCGAGCGTCTGCAACTCCCGCGCCGCGGTGATCATCGACGCGGTACGGGTCGTCCAGGTTTGCACCGTCGCACGCTCGCTATCCGTCAGCGTCGGCTCGGGCGCAATCGTTGCCATCTCCTGTGCCGCAATCGGCCGCGTCGGGACAGCCGGCGGCGGAGGGCTGAGCAGATGCCATGGCCGCCAGCCCAGGACCAGCGCAAAGATCAGCAGTAGGACGGCTGCGAACGCCGCCAGGCGAACCATCCGTTGCATAGCTCCTCCGTGGTGCAATGATACGCGTGAGAGGAGTGTACCCGAAGTATTGCCGGATGTGCCATACCCCGTGCGCCGGATCTGACTCACGAAACCGGATAGAATGGCGCGCTGAGCGCCATTCTACGGATCGACCCTACCTGGGTATCGGGATCGACCCAAAATCAAGCGGAATCGAACGCGCACGCAGCCACAGGGCACGCGCGCGGGGCTCCTGATTGTCCAGAGCGGGGCACGAACCATGCCCACGATGGGTGGGCCGCATGGACGGCGTGCTGGCCGGGCAGCTCTGGGGCGGGAAGGTCGCTTCTCACCCCGGACGCATCAGGAACCGCTGATTGTGGAGCGGGAGACGGGGTTTAGCTCCCAGAGCGGCAAGATTGCGATTCTACGCCAGCCGATCGGGGAGTTTGCGCACGGCCGCGTGCTGATCGGCGCTGTCGAGGTGCAAATACTTCTCGGTGGTGCGAATGTCGGCGTGCCCGAGCTGACGCTGGATCTCGTGGATATTCGCGCCGGATTTGAGCATACTGGTCGCACAGGTGTGGCGGAGCTTGTGCGCGCTGGTCGTGAGGCCGTTGTCTTTCAGCCAGCGATCGAACACGTGGCCGATCGTCTTGTGGCTGATGCACCGCCCGTCCGGATGGCCGGCCAGCGCGCCGCGCCGCGCTTTCGGCGGCGTCGTCTCCAGCTCGCGCACGACGCGCGGGTGGAGCGCCACGATCCGCTCATGCCCGCCCTTGGCCGCGTCTTCGCCGACGATCAGCGTCGCTTCTGTCAGATCCACATCTTCCCATGTCGCCATGCTCACCTCGGTGCGCCGCAGCCCGGCATACAGCAGCAGCAGCACGATCCGGGTGTTGCGCCGCCAGATGCGCCCGGCGCGGTTGTCCAGCACGGGCGGCGGACGGTCTAGGATCGCCTCCAGCTGCCGCAGCTCATCGGTCTTGAGGACGCGCGGCAGCTTCTTCCGTTTCTTGGGCCAGCTGATCTTGAGCGTCGGATCGTCGTTTCTCAGCCCTGCGTCCAGACACCAGCGGCAATAGCTCCGCATGGCCGAGAGCCGCTTGCTCATGGTGGCTGCCGCCAGGTGCGCGTGACTGGCCTGGTAGCGGCCGAGCGATGCGGGCGTGATGTCGGCGACGCTCGCATCTGCCCCCAGCCACGTTTTGAACAACCGCACCGATCGGGCGTAGGTCACGACCGAGCGCGGCCGCATCTTGCGCCCACCAAGCGCTCGTGCGTAGCTGTCCAGCGTATCGCCGATAGGCGGCGATGCGACCCATACCCCGACGGATAGCTGCGTTGCGTGCATGGATACCTCCTCACGATCACACGAAATCCATGCCGTTTTACCGTTTCTTAACCTCAGTCGTATACGCCTGCATCACTGTAGCACGGAAAGGAGGATGTGTGATAGGCAACCTTGCCCGGCGCTCGGCCGCGGGGCCGGCGCTCATCTGTGCCGCACTGGGATTTGTCGCCGTGTACGCGCTTATCCGTGCGCTCCGCCAGGCCATCCGGGAGAGCTACGACGACGGGAGGATGGCCGGCTTTATCGCCGGCGCCGCACACCATGCGCAATCGTATACGCGATCTGTATCGCGCGATCGAGCGGACTGAAGGTCACGCCGCGACCCTGAGCGCCCTGCTGTCCGCGAGAAGGGCCGGCTATCAGAACGCGCGCGGTGATGCCCTTCTCAGGGCGCACCTGGAGTCGGAGATTGCCTACTACGTCGCGCGCCAGGCCGACGTTTTGGCCGAGCGCGATGCCTTACGCCAGCAGCTGATGAACGAACGGAAGGCGGGTAATGTCGAATGAAGTGGTAAATCTCAGGTCTCAGGGGAAATGGGCGGGCCGTACCCCCCTCTTATCCCCCCTCCAGGGGGGACGGTGAGGGGTACGGCCCCGGGAACGAACGGCCGCGCGGCGGGCGGTAATGGCGCCGCGCGTATGCCCCATTGTAGCACAAAAGGAACGAACGATGCACACGATTCTGCTCGCTCCGGTCTTTGAGGATCGGCGCCCCACCCCCGACAGTCTGATCTGGCGCGTGACGCTTCCGGAGATCCAGGCCTTTCGGCTGCTCTGCGACATCGGCCACCTCTATGTGTCGAGTGCGCAGCGCCCGCGCGTGGGCGCGATGCTGGAAGCGGACGGCCGTTTCACGATCTACCTCTGGCCAAAGGCCACGCCGGACAGCCGGCTGCTCCTCACCATGCTTGACTATGGCGCCGCGCGCCTGGCGGATAGTAGCCGCTGGGCGGGGCAGGCCTGGATCACGGGCGATCTGCTCTACAAGGTGCTGGCGACACTCGCGCAGCGGCGGTACGCGGCGCAGCTTGCGAAGGTGCAGCCATGAGCGCGAGCGCCACCAACCTCAGATTGAAAGAGACCAGCGCGAATGAGCTGGCCTGGCTGCTGCGGAGCGCGCGGATCTTCCTGGCCAGCGAGCGCCCGCGCGTCTGCGTGGACTGCGGCCATCTGTTCACGCTGCCGAGCCTGATGAGCGGCCGGCGCTGCCTGCGCTGCGGGGTGGTCGCGAGCGACCCGCCCGAGATCGGCGATAACCCTGACATCGACAGCACGCCCGAGACGGAAGGCCCAAGCCCACTCTAAGGCGCGCCCCGACCGCGCGCCCATGCCTCTGCCGGCCCGCTCCGCGTTCGCGCGGGCGGCGGGGGTGTCGCGTTTGCAGCTGACCAAAGGAATCGCAGATGAGTATCAAGACCATGATGCGCGTCTGGGAACATTCCCAGATGCGCGGGGCCGCCCGCTGTTTGCTGCTGGCGCTGGCCGACTTTGCGAATGATGATGGGATCTGCTGGCCGGGGACCGCGAATCTGGCGGCCAAGATCCGCGAGTCGGACGACTACACCGCCACGCTGATCAAAAAGTGCATCGACGCCGGCGAACTGGCGCACGCAGCGGGGCGCGGACGGGGCCATAAAACGCGCTTCGCGGTCCTCTGTGGGCTTGATACCAAAGCGCAGAACCACCTAAAAGGGGCACTACAAAAGGGGTATTCTAGTACCCCTTTTACAAAAGGGGTATCCCAGTCACCCTTTTCCGAGAAAAGGGGTACTACAAAAGGGGTATTGGAGTCTGGAAAAAGGGGTACATTTCCGGACACAAAACATCCACTGTTTACGGCAGCAGAACGCGGCGAAACGACGATCGACGAAAAACTGATCCATCATGATCCCGGTGATCATGATCATACACATGAGAGATCAGTACCAACATCACCACCAACGCGCGCGCCCGAACGAACCGGTGGTGATGGTGATGGACGCACGCTGGCGTTTTTAGAATCCGAGGGCATCGGAGCCGCGAGCGAGTTCGCCCACCTGCCCTATGAGGCGACGCGCCGTGATTACGCAGCGCGAATCGCAGCAGGCCAGACCAGGGCCATTATTGTGAAGGCGTGGCGGCGTGACCCGCCAACCGAGGAGTCTGATTATGGACGACGATCCCTTCAAGGGGACCATGCGCCGAATCGACCCGGCCGATCTGCCGTGGCCGCACCGCGCCGGTCCAGCGACAATCCCACCGGCGGACTCGCGCTCCGCGACCCGACCTACTACGAGCGCGAGCTTGCCAAGCTGGGCGCCGCCTCCGAAGAGCCCACCGAACTGCCCGATCTGTAACGACGTGGGCTACTATGTGCTGCGGGTGGAGCATGGCCATCCGCAGTTCGCGAAGCTCCAGAAGTGTACGTGCGCGGCCTACACGCGCCAGATCGCCGGCGTGACGCAGCGGCTCGGTGACGAGCTGGGCGCACTGGCCGATCGGACGTTTGCCAGCTTCGACCTGGAGCGACCGCTGACGCCGATCACGTGGATGGGCCAGCAGCTGGGCGTGCAGGCGCAGCGCACGGCGCTAGAAATGGCGAAGTGCCGCGCAATGGCATGGGCCGCGGATCCGCGCGGCTGGCTGTATCTGCACGGCGCGTTCGGGGCCGGCAAGTCGCATCTCGCGGCGGCGATCGCCAACGCGTTAGAAGGGCGCGGCGTCGCGCGCTTCCTGCCCATCGGCAAGCTTTTGGACACCTTGACGATGACCATCCGCGACGGCTCGACCGACCGGCTGCTGAGCGAGCTGATCGACTGCGATGTGCTGATTCTCGACGAGCTCGCCGCCAGCCATCTGGCGGAGGCGGCCAGCGACTGGCGCTTCGGGCGGATCGAGCGGATCGTGAACGAGCGGCTGAACAAACCGACCGTGATCACCGCGAACGTCGCGCCGGATGACCTGGCGCTGCCCGGCGACGTGCGGGCCGAGCGGGTGGTCGATCGGATCATCGGCGTTAGTCAGCTGATCTGGATGCCCGTCGCGAGCTACCGCAGAATCGCGGTGGTGTCGTGACGGCGATCTACCGCGGCGAGATCGTGCGTGTGTATGGGACCAAAGGCGATCGCACCCAGATCGCCACCCGCCGCGGCCTGCGCTGGGTGCGGACCAGCGACCTGGAGGCCATATGAAGGGGCTGCTCCTCGATATCGGCCTGATCGCCACGCTGCTGCTGCTGCTCAGCGTGATCGCCTACGAGGTGCTCAGATAACCACCGACCAATCGGCAGATATAACGACAGGAGGCTATGATGATTGCCTATCACAACGACACATCCCTTAAGGAGCAGTTCCTCAAACTGCTAGAGTGGCACCAGGTGCAGGACAAGATCGTGCAAGGTACATACCAAAACGAGAGCGATTCAACCGCACAGCACACGGTTAACGGCTGGTCGTTCAAGAGCTTTGGGCGTGGACGCGCCGTAGCCTGCTCGATTGAGAGCTTGCGGATTATCAATGGCTTGCCCAGTTTTGACACCGAATATGACAATCATGCTGCCTATGAGGACTTGATCGGCGTGCCGCGCGTTTTGGCGCGGCTGGAGGATGTTATTTTCGAGGGCTTGCCGATCAAGCAGGCGCGCCAGTGGCCGATCCAGTTTGCCAAGGCCATTCGGCCCGGCGCCGATCTCTCTGGTGTGTGGCCGCGCTTTGCCGCGTGGCTGCTCATTAACCCAGAGGACGGTGTGATCCGATTCGCAAAGACCGACGCGCAGCGCGCTGGGATCCAGCGCGTGGCCGATCTCTATCTCCGCCAGGTCGAAGGTGATGTGATCTCGGCCGATGAATGGCGATCCGCCGCCGCCGCCGCCTACGCCGCCACCGACGCCGCCGCCGCCGCCGCCGCCGCCGCCGCCGCCGCCGCCGCCGCCGCCGCCGCCGCCGCCGCCAGAAAACCGGCCGAGATCACGCAGTCGATGAAGCTGCTCACGTTGCTCGAAGCGGCAGAGGGGGGTGCTCCGATGCCCATCGAATCTTCACCCCGCCGCGGCGAATATCCGCTGCCGAACGCCACCACGATAGCGCGGTGTCGGTCCTGCAACGCGGCGATCGTCTGGACCCGGACCGACAAGGGCCGCGCGATGCCGCTCAGTCTCGCGACCGTCGAGGAGCGCGACGGCGTGCGCTACGCGCTCAGTCACTGGAGCGATTGCCCGGAGGCGAAGGAGTGGAAACGGAAATGACGCAGGAGGCAATCAGCGAAGCCCCGCGTACGATGTGGCGCCGGCGATTGCAGCAGCGCCGCTGCCTGGTCTGTGGCGCGCGGCAGCTGGTCAACCAGCAGACGAGCTACTTCTGCGCATCTCACATCGCTACGCACCGCTACTGCACGCTGTGCGAGACGCTGCGATCGGCCGAGGAGCACGGCCGGGATAGCCGGTGTCGGGCGTGCGCGACGAACCGCGCGCTGATGGCCTATCACGCCGATCCCGATCGCACACTGTATCGCATCCGGCTGAAGCAGATGGCCCAGCGGAAGGCCACGCGCGGCGACCAGCTGTTCGCGAGCGTCCGGCGGCGGATCGCGCTGGCCGATCTGGTGCGCGCCACGCCCGGCATGAGCTGGCCGCAGCGCGCGGCGATCGTTCTGGGCAATCCGACGTGGCTGGCGGATGCATGGCGGAAGCAGGTGCGCGGGGATGTGCGCGACCCGGATATGGCGGACAGGGCAAAGCAACGGAGGAACGAATGAGCGATACCACCACCACCACCACCACCACCACCGATCTGCTGGGGGTCGCGGACCAGCAGGCGCTCGATCGCTGCGAGGCGGTGATCGCGCGCGGTGTCCAGACGTTTATCGAAGTCGGCGAAGCGCTGGCTGAGATTCGGAAAGGGAAACTCTATCGGGCCGAACACCGCACGTTTGAGGACTACTGCCGCGATCGGTGGGGGATTGGTCGCGGGCGCGCCTATCAGCTCATGGGCGCCGCCGAGATTGCCGGGAATTTGTCTACAATTGTAGACATTTTGCCCGCGAACGAAGCCCAGGCGCGCCCGCTCGCGGGCCTGCCACCCGAACAGCAGCGGCAGGCCTGGCAGCAGGCGAGCGCGTCGACGGACGGCAAGCCCACGGCGAAAGCCGTGCAGCAGGCGGTCGAGCAGATCACGTCACCGCCCGCTCCCTTCTGGCAATCCATGAGCCCGGCTCACCAGACCGCCCACCTCTGGACGCGCACCGGTATGTACTCCTACCGCGCGGCATGCGGCATGACCGCGCAGCGCGCGCCGGCCGGCAGGACCGAGGCCGGCCATTGTAGTAGCTGCGTGCGCGCGACATGGAACGCAGACAAGGTCGAGCCGCCCGCCGATGATGTGACTGATCGGCTGGAGCGCATGGAGGATCAGGCCGAGTACAATGATGCGCACACCGATCTGATCGTCGGCCAGCGCAGCGATCCCCATCAGCCCGACCCAGCGGAGCCGCCGCCGGCCGATCCGTCATCCTCCTGGACCGCGGCTCAGTATGCCGAGCTTGCGCGCGCAGACCAGGAGACTCTGGCGCTGGCCGAGACTGAGATAGAGCGTGGCAACGTCGCCGACGCGCGGCAGCTGCTTGAGCGCGTGCAGGTTGTGACCGCCCGTCGCGATCATCTGCTCGCACGACTCGATCCGATCCCGGTCTTCCCGGCGCTGACCGCGCTGGAGTGCAAGGCGCTGATCCGGGAGGCGAAAGACTTTATCGAGCGCGGTGCGGATCGGCGCTGGCCGACGATCGGGCACGCGCTGCGCATCGCCGCCCGCATGGCGCTCGAAGCGACGGAGTGATATGGCACAAGGACGACAAAGGAGCCTATGATGCGTGAGGAAATCGCCGCGGCCGACGCCAACCTGGACGAGATCGCGCGGCTGATCGAAGCGATGGAGTATCTGCTCGATGATCTGTGGGAGGCGCGGCAGCTGCTCAGCCGGATCGACCATTACCTGAGCGTGATGGATGCGCAGCCTCCGCAGCCACGGCGCATCACCGCGCGGCTGCTCCAGATCCAGATCGCCGCGTGGCGCGACACATAAAGGAGGATTTCCAATGACCACCACCCCCATGCTCGCGCGCGACCCGATCGCGCGCCTCACCTTTCTCGTTTGTACCGGCTTCGTGGCGTGGCTCGGCTTCTCTACCACGTCTGACGGATCGTTCATCCCCATGCGATTTCCCGATCCTGCCATGGGGACCGGACTTGCGTACTATCTCGTTGTCGTGATCGTGTTCCTGATGGCCTACACCCGGATGGAGATCGATAAGGCGGCGCGACGAAGCATCGTCCCCCGCGAGCGGCGCGATCCGATAGGAAAGGCTTTTTGTTCCTTAACTGGGACTCCCTATTCGGTGCTGGAATCATGGAGCGCCCGCAAGCGTGACCCCATCGTGGAGATACAGCCGAACCATCCTCTACCGATCGATTACACCACACCAGGCGTCAAGGTTCGCCCCGGACATCGGTTTGCCATCTTGAAGCGTGATGGCTATCGTTGCCAGCTATGCAGGCGCACCGCGAGCGAGGGAGCGCGACTGGAGGTTGATCACACGATCGCGCGAGCCAAAGGGGGCACGAATACCCCCGATAATCTCTGGACACTTTGTGCTACCTGTAATCGTGGCAAAAGCGACTCGTCGCTCTAAGGAGGATTCCATGACAACTGACACGCGCCCGCACTCGCCAATCGCAACCTTTTTTAATTGGGCTTTCAGCCTGATCGCCGTCGCCGCGATCCTGGTGTTCCTGTTCATCATGTGGCCGGTCGTCGTCGCGCGATTTACGGGACAACTGGAGGCGCCCGCACTCGCGCCGGCGACGGCCGTGGTGCGCCCGCCGGTCGTGCGCCAGCCAATTGAGGATACGCGGCGCGAGCCTGCCGCCATCCCCGGCATCGCACAAAACGAGGCGACGGCCACCGCACAGTACAACGCGGCCGTCCAAGAGGCGCAGCACGGCGCGATCGTGCTGCCGGAGAATGATAGCGCGCCAGTCCTGCGGATTCAGGAGCAGAGCGACCGACAGCCGGCCGGCGACAACGTGCCGGTGGCCGAACCGATCGAAGCCGGCACCGCGCCTGTGGTGAACATTCAGGAGACGCACGCGTGCAAGCATGGACAGGTTTGGACCGAGTTCGGTTGTAAGAATCCGGAGGGCAAGGGGAGCAAAGCCACGCCATGAGTAAAGCACTCGCTGGACCAAGGAAGCCATCGGCGATCGTCAGTCGTGCCACACTCGATCGCCAGCGCGGCGCGTTTGAGCGCTTCTCCGCGCTTATGCTGCTCCTCTTGTCGTTCGCTGGCACGATCGCGGCGCTGTCGGGGGGCTGGACCGCGCTTCGCACCGATCCGCGTATGGCGCCGATCGTGGGCGGCATCGCGGCCCAGATCGTCCTCACGGCAACCGAATATTGGTATGGCGCCGGGCGCGGCCCCTGGCGCTATCGCGCCGCGCTATGCTGCGATGCTGTGCTGACAACCCTTGGGTATGGCCCGCTGTTTGTTCCGTGGCTGACGGACTATCTGGCGGCGCATGGGACGGGGGAGTTGGCGCCCGCGCTCGCGTGGGCGATCGTTGGTGTTGCGGCGCTTCTCCTCGCCTGGTGGCCGGAAAAGACGCTGATAGACTGAGTGAGGCGCATATGCCGGATGACAAAACGATTGATTTTGTGGTGGCGTTCGTGAGTATCGGGATGCTCATCTTGGGCCTGGGGTCGGTCGCGCTCGGCTGGGTTGTCAAGATATACGATCGGATTATGTCACGCGGAATCGCACAGACCGGACAGACCGCGCAGACAGACCAACAGACAGACCAGGTTTCTGAGGCCGATCAGTGGCTCGACCGACTTGAACTTGACAGAACGAAAACTGCCGTGATTGAGCTATTGGTTTACAGTGGGTGGGAGGTTGGCCAGATCCGCAACGTGATCAAGGGTGACAATGGCGCGATCGGCGGTGAGATCGACGCTGCCCGCCGGAGGATGGGGATCGTGGATGCGCCGCGCGAATTGCGGGTGCGAGACGCGAAGGGCGAACGCATTATTCCGATGGAGGCGCGCGATGCGTAATGCTCACCCCGCGGGCGACGATCACTGGACTCGTCGCACCCCCGATCGCGTGCGGCGCGGGCCTGATAGCCACGCGGCAATACTGACTCATGCGGACAGAGCGGACATCCGGGCCGTGGTGGCTGCGCGCCCGGATGTCAATCGGTCCTGGCTGGCGCGCAAGTACGGCGTCAGCCGGGTCACGATCTGGCGCGTGACCAAAGATATGGCGTCCTGACGTCCTAAACACTTGCTTTAGCACATCTTTTCTGGTATAATAAAGGTGCGGGCGTATCGAGCGCCCGCACCTCCTATTCGATACTATGAAGGAGTACCGAATCATGTCAAGTATATCACGCCGACAGTCCGGTGATCAGCATTGGACCCGCCGCACCCCCGATCGAGTCAAGCGTGGCGTGGCCAGTCACGCGGCGAAACTTAGCGAACAAGACATTGCCGATATTCATGTGATCGTTGCGGACAACCCTCGGGTTAATCTGTCCTGGCTCGCGCGTAAGTACGGGGTCAGCCGGATCACTATATGGCGGCACCTCACGTTTCAAGCAGCCCCGCCCCCACCCTGTGCTAGTATCCCACCTCACCACGACTGGCCTGTTGTATTCCAGTCCAGTGAGGCGAATTCAACACCCGACATCCCGACATTCCCGCCATCCGTGAGATTACCTTTTGAACAAACAGATGCAGAGCAGATCGCGGATCGTTTTTGGCGACATGTTGATCAGTCCGGTGATTGCTGGGTATGGACAGGAACTCGCGATCGCGATGGGTATGGGCGAGTCCGTATCGGAAGGATAAACCGAAAAGCACATCGGATTGCCTATCAACTCGTCAACGGTCCATTTGATCCACATCTCCTTATTCGCCACCGCTGCGATAACCCGGCGTGTGTGCGACCCGATCACCTCGTTCCGGGCACACACCACGATAATACGCAAGACCGGCGTGATCGTGGTCGCATGCCGCTCGGAGATGATCACTGGACGCGCCAGCGCGGGATAAGATATGGATCAAAATAGGCGCACGTGTTACTAGCAGAAGGATCCTCCAATGGACATTCCCACAAACCCCGGCGCCGTCGCACTCGGCTGTCTGTTGATCTGGGGCTTTTTGTGCGGCATCGCGGCGACGCTGATCGTGCTGGCCGTGCTGCGGGTGATCTAGGGGCTATTTCTGCTGAACTTGCTGCCACCAGGGCGTCGTCACCCAGCTGGGCGGCGCGGCCTTGGAGAGCATCGCTGTGAGGGACGGCAGCGGGGTCAGCGGCTCGACCGTCAGCGTGCGCGCGATCACATCGCAGCTCGTGCGGGCGATCCGGAAGGTGCGGATCTGGTCGATGTCAATGGAGAGCGTCGGCGGCAGGTTGCGGATCACGATCGTGTCGCCGGCGCGCGGCAGCCAGATCGGCGCCGAAGCGCCTGTGACCGTGAAGATGCGGTCAAAGGTGATCCCGAACCTGGGCGGTGGATCGTCCTGGTCGTTCAGCACCGCGTCCCGCTGCACGTTCGCCTGCGTGAGACTCGTGGTCGAGACGTTCACCGCCTGCCGCCGCGTCAGGCCGTAGCGCGTCACACTGGTGGAGACTGCGGAAACCGATCCGCGCAGCGGCCGCCCGCCGGCCTCCTGATACACCGCGTAGGCGCTGTTGACGAGCTGATCAATGGTGCGCTGCAACTCCAGCGCGCTGATGTCCACGTACCACGTCCGCGCGTTCGTCCCCTCCGGCTGAAAGAAGAGCAGCTGCGCATCGTATACCCCCCACTCCCACTGCCGCGGGGGCGTTTGATTGTCCCCCAGTCCAATCAGGTGATCGAGGATCGCGTTCGGCAGCATGTCTTCGTAGCGCTCGTCGAGGAGATCCAGCGCGGGCGACTGGACCTGGACAGTGCTACTGGAGAGCTGCGTGCTGTTCAGCGCTGCGACGGTGCTAATCAGATCCTTGACAATCTCATCGGCATACACAATATGCGCCTGGACGTTCACGCCGGCCCCGATCGCGGCGGACAGATCGGCGACAAAATGCGTGCTGTCTGGGACGCTGCTGACGATTGCTGCGAAGCCGTTCGCCGCCGGGATGCCGATGTGCAGCCGCTGCCCGACGTACATCCGCGCGCTCGTCACCACGGGGACGCTCACGCCCGCGCCCGCCCCGACCGCGCCCGTCGTCGTCGTGTCAACCTTGTTGGCCGTGGTCGTGACCAGGCGCACGTTGGTGATAATGACCTGCCAGACGTTCGGCGCATTGTTGACCAGATAGTTGCCGCCTGTGTTGTTGATAACGCCAATATTGATATAGTCACATCCGGCAAAGGTGTAGAACTTATTCAGCACGGTCGTGGCGCCGCCGCTCGTGAAAATAGTGGTTGGGACGACCCCCGTCCATCCGCTTTGGTATTGATTGAAATAAAAGAGCCAGTTCGCCGGCAGCGTACATACGGCATCGAACATCATGCCGATAATCTGCCGGCTGCCGCCCTCTGGCTTTTGATAGACGACCGCGCCGATATTCGCCGCGCCTCCTGATGTATAAACTTGTCCCTGTGGCAACGAAATGGCGATGCGATTGTTTGTGTCGATCGCATATTGCGCAGGCGAAAACGCGGCGAGATCACTTTCTGTCGCCGGCCGAAACTTCGAGACATCCGTGACCGACCACAGCGCCGTATACGGGCTGTCACTGAGTGCCCGCTGATACCCGAACGCAGTCATATCGACCCCGTCCGTGCGAATCGATGTGTCTTCCACGCGGCCCTGAAACGGCGCGGCCGCCCCGTCCGTGATCAGCGCGTGCGGCAGCCCCGCGCGATCGTAGCGCTCAAATGCGGCCGGCAGCGCAATGGCCGCCGACACCTGACATGCCTCATAGCCGTGCGCGCCCGTGGAAAAGGTGCAGCGCGTCAGGCGCGACGTGAGATCGGGCTGCGTCGTGCCGCCCGGCTGGTCCTGGATGGTCAGCGCGAGCGTCACTGGGGCACCACATACGGCGCGCGGCGCGAGTACGCGAGCGTGAAGCTGATCGCGGCGGCGAGCGTGGTGTCCCACGGCCGCCAGAACGCCCCGTCGGTCGAGAGCCACATGCCGGTCATAATCGCCTCTTTGGTCACGAGAAACGGATCACCGACGATCGACCATGGCTCATCCGTGCCGCCACTCGCCTCCGATCCGGTGACGCGCGCGGCAACCTCGCTCAGATTCTTCGGATCGTAGGTCACAGTGACGGCGCTCGCGGCGGCCGCGCCCGTGAATGGCGTGTAGCTGTTCGGGTCGATCACGGTCGCCACCACCCGCGCGTCGGGCGCGTTGTTCAGCGCCACGCACACCACGTAGTCCAGATCGATCGTGACCGGGTTGTCCAGCCAGCTCGTGACGATCATGACCTTCGTGAACGGCGACGGCGTATCGATGATGCCGAGAAAGACGATCTGTGGATAGTTTGGGACACCAAAAAAGGTGTAGTCGATCGGCACGATCGGTCCGGAGGTAAAAAACGCGTTGCGAAACAGCAGTGTCCACATCGAAATTGGATTCGTCGGCGTGCCGTTGACGCGGATCGCCGCGAAGACCGCCACCTGATAGGCGTTCGCGGCGAACGGTGCGGCAAACGTCGACTCCAGCTGGAGCTGCGCCGGCGCGGCGCTCATCCGCATCACATTGCCGCCCGAGGCGTGCGCCGCCGCGTCGGCGGTGACGGTCGCGGTGCCCGTGCCAGTCTTGGTCATCGCCTCGCCCTCGATCACCACAATCCGGTTCTGCGGCGCGACGATCAGATAGCCCACCTGGAGACTGAGCACGGCGCGCACCAGCGGCCCCGTCAGCGTCACGACCGTGGGCGAGAAGGTGTTCACCCCCCCAGCGGCAAACGTGGCTGAGAGGATCGCCGGCATCGCCGACGAGCCGCTCGTCGCGGTCTGCGTCGCGCCGAACCACGTCGGGCCGCGCACGAACTGGAGCTGGATGTGCTGGACGACGTACTTGCCAAACAGCTCGCTCCAGACGGGCGGCAGCGTGAGAGATGGCGGCGCGGCTCTGGCCCTCCCGCGGACCAGCGCGACGAGCGGCGAGGTGATGGTTGAGTCTTGCGCCGTCGCGCGGATCTGCACCGCCGTCACCCGCTCCCCGTCCCACCAGCGCCGCGCCTGGTCGAGCAAGGTGTTGAGCTTCTCGGCGGCGGCGTAGGCCAGTGCGGCGGTCGTTCCCATCGCATGCACCGTGATCGTGTCCGTCACCTCCTGGTACGGCCCCGCCCCACCCAGCAGGCTGTCGCGGAGCGGCGCGACGCCGGGCGCGTAGGAGACCAGCGCATAGTCGACGCCGTTCGTCAGCTCGCACGCGGTCGCCACCGTGCCGTCCGTGATTTCGAGAAAGCTAAACATTTACCACAGCCCTCCGGTCCGCACGCGCACGTCCACGCTGCGGCCCTCCGCCAGCAGCCCGGCCTGCACCCCGCGGGTGATGTCGGCCTGGGTGAGGCTCGACCCGCGCGCGTCCACATTGATGATCGTCTGATTACTGATGACCCGCGCGCCGCCCCCCCCGCCTCCGAGCTGGGCCACGCTGGCAATCGCGCGCCGCGTCTCGCTGGCGGAGAGCACCGTGCCGGACTGACTGGGGATGATCATCTCAGGGCCTTTCTCGCCGACGAGATAGGCCTGCCCGGATTCGATGGGGCCGCCCAGCGCGCGTCCGGGTGACTGCTGGCTCGGGTCGTCGCCGCGATTGTCTTGCTTGTTGCGATAGGTGGTGGTGACGGTCGTGTTAATTTCTTTCGGAATGTTCTCCAGCGCGTGCCGGTACTCGTCTGCGTCGATCTTGCCGGCCAGAAAATTGTTGGTCTGCGTCGCCACATACTCTTTGGCGTACTGGTCCAGCGCGCGCTGGGTCTCGCCGGCCTGCCGCTGCTGGTCGCGCAAGTCGCCGACCAGGCCCTGGATCGACGCGCCGCTGCTGCTGGCGAACTTGTCGATCGACCCGGCCATGTGCAGGAACGTCGTCGCGGTGGAGCTTTCTTGCAGCCCGTACTCTTTTTCCAGCGCCGCGGTGATCTCCGCGGCCTTTTCTTTCGCGATGTTGCCCAGCTGCGCCTGGGCCACCGTGTAGTCGATCAGCATCTGGCCGAGATGCTGGTTTTGCGCGGCCTGCTGCGCCGCGTAGCTGCTGGCGGCCGCGTTCTCCTGGTCGGCGTAGCCGGCCTTGGCCGCCGCGATCTGCTCGTCGATGCCCGTCTTTTGCGCGTCGGTCGTCGCGTCCTGCTTTTTCCGCTCCAGATCGGCGATCTTCTCGGCGAAGTCGGCCGATCGCTGCTCGACCCCACTGGCGAACTCGCTGTAATTGGTGGCGTAGGTCTGGATCGCCTCCTGCCCCTTGGCGAAGGTGTCCTCGATTTTCTTGCCCAGCGTCTCGATGTCCTGCGCGGTCAGCCCGGCCTGCGTCCCCAGCGTCGCGGTGGCGCTTTCCAGTCCCCCGGCGGTCGTTGTCGCGGTCATACTCGCGGCCGCCGCCTTGAGCACCGCCTGCTCTTCCGTCGTATATGAACTCGTTACCGAGGTCAGGTTTTCGCGCAAGGTATTGATATGCGCCATCTCGGTCGCGCGCTGCTCATCCGAGATCAGCCCCGCCGCATCGCGCTCCGCCAGGCTCTTGATCTCGCCCTGGATGGCGTCGCGCAGGTTGGTGATGGTGGTCGCGTAGGGTGCGAGCGCCTTGCGGGCTTCGCCGGTCTGGGTCGCGTAGTCCTCGATCGCGGCCGTGCTATCATTCCACCACCGGCGGCTCTCCAGCAGTTGCGTCGTCGCGTCGCTGACTTTGCTCGTGAAATTGTTGTAGGCCAGCACCACCCCGCCGATCGCGACGGCGATCAGCGCGTAGGGAGCCAACGCCGCCATGATAGCGGCGGCGTTGGCGTAGAAGGCCGTCGCCTGGGCGGCTAAGGCCGGGATACTCGCGTAGATGGCCGGGATCGCACTCGCGGTCTGGACCAGCGCGTAGGCGACCAGCGCCGCCGTCACGCCTGCGATCGCGGGGATGGCGAAGGTCTGAATCGCCGCGCCGAATTTCGCGAGAAACGTCTCCCCTTTGACGGTCGCATCGACATACTTGGTGATCGCGTTGATCCCGTCCGCGAGAAAGCCCACGAACCGCGTCAGGACAGGCAGCAGCGCTGAGCCGATGGTGATTTGCAGCGCCTCCAGGCTGCCCATCATGTTTTCAACGGCAACATTAAAGCCTTGCTGCTTTTTGGCCGCCTGCACGGCCGCCGATCCCGTATCGTTCATGGACTTGGCCATCGCGTCGTAGCCTTTGGCCCCGGCGTCGGCCAGCATCCCGGCCGCGCGGATAGCATCACTACCGAACGCGGCCTGGAGCGCCATTTCTTTCTGCGCCGGGCTGAGTTTGCTCAGGCTGTCTTGCAATAACTGCGCGGCCTTGTCCATCCCGATGAACGCGCCCTGCGCGTCGTAGAACTTGGAGGTCCCATCCGCCGTCAGCAACCCCAGCGTTTTGAATGATTCTGCCTGCGCGTCGGTGGTCGGCTGCAAGCGCGCCAGAAAGGTCTTGAAGGAGGTGCCGGCGTCGGCGGCCGAGGAGAAGCCGCCCGCGATCAGGGCCATGCTCGTCACGGTCTCGCGGAAGGACAGCCCCGCAATGTCGGCGGTCTTGCCGGTATTCGCCAGCCCCAGCGCCAAACTATCGACGCCGACCGTCGAGGCGTTCGCAGCCTGCGCGAGGAGATCGACGGATGTTCGAAGAAACGCGGCTTTCTCGCTCGCTGGCGCGGCCTGGTCCACCCAGACGCCCAGTTGCTTGGCCGCGATCGCGGCCGCCTCCCCGATCGAGACTTCGCCGGCCGCCGCAAGGTTCAGCACGTCGCGCAGCCCGCCGGCGGCGATCGTGGCCGGCTCGATCCCGCCTTTGGCCATCTCGATCGCGGCCTGCTGCACCTCAGCCGTCGAGACCGGCAGCTCGCGCCCCAGGCTGATGAACAGCTCCTTGAAGTCGTCCAGCGACTGCCCGCTTTCCGCGAGCGCCGCGCCGGTCACACTGGCGAAGCGGTTCATGCCCTGCTCGAAGTCCCCAGCCTTGCCGATCGAGTCGCCCACGAACTGGACGATCGCCTTCCCGGCTTGCGCGGCCGCATCGACCAGCGCCACGCCGATCTGCCGCGCCGCCCCGATCGCGATCTGCCCCAGCCCGCTGACCCCCTTGCCGCCGGTCTCGGCGTCCTGCCCCAGCTGGGTCAGCGCATCGCCACCCGTGCTGGCCGCGTCATCCAGGGCATTGATCGCGGCTACGGCGGGATCGGCGGCGCTCGCGAGCTTCGTCTCGGCCGCCGCCACCTGATTGAGTGTGTTCAGATAGGCGTCAGCGCCTTCTGCGACCAGGGATACGCCGACTTGTTGCATGGCTGCTCTGGTCCTGATCGACGGCGGCATACCGCTGTTCGATCCGATACTCCGCGACGATCAGCGCCTGGCTGTCGCTGTCCAGGGCGTCGAACTGGTCCCAGGGGATGCCCCGCCAGCGCGCCGCCCGGAGCAGCTCGTAGTCGGCGGTGAAAGAAAACGCGCCCGCCGGGGGGTCAAGGCTCGGGCTGAACAGCGGCCGCCCCCGATACCGCGGGTTGAAACGTGGCGATGTGCGCCTGGATCGCCGCCTCCTGCGGCGCTGAACGTTCAAAGATCGCTTTTAGCAGGTCGGTCCAGTCGTCTTCGCTGCCCACACACACAAACGCCACATAGACATAGTGATCGTCGTACTCCGCAAGGTCGGTCCCATCGGCGGCAGCGTCCGCGCGCGCGGCTTCTACCGCCGCCTGATCGACCGCGCACACCACGCCGCGCCGAATGGCGATGCGCTTGAGCCGCGCGCCGGTCTCTTCGTTCACCCGCCGCGTCCAGTCGGCATGCAGCTGCTGATAGATCGGGTGCGCCGGGTTCGGGATCGTGACCTGGCCATCGCCGTAGTCGACCGTGGACGTGGGCGGCTGCGGCTCAGCATACCCTGGGCTGGCGACGACCTGCCGCCGCACCTCTGCCCGCAGCAGCGTCGAGACCTTGCGGATCTGGACCGTGCGGCCGGTGTCCACAAAGGTAAAGTCGGTCAGCTTCTCGGGCGGCGCCGCCCGACCGTTGGGATGTGCCATTGGACCCCTCCGTCAACCCTCCAGGGAGGAGCGCGCGGCGCCGATCGCGGGAGGGAACACGATCGTCGAGCTGGCCAGCTCTGCCGCGCGCTGTCGCACGGACACGCTATAGCGTGTCCCTACAGAACCGGCGCGTTACCAAGCAGAATGATCCCGTCCACCAGACCGCCGCCCAGCCCGGCGATCGCGAGATTGTTGGCCGCGGTCTGCACGTCCGGCGTTGGCGGCACGGCCAGGCGATTCGCGCGCCCGAACGTCGGGAGGTTGCCCGGCAGCCGGCTGGTGTTGCTCTCGCCCCACAGCGCGCCGCCCATGACCGTGGCGAACAGCGCAGCGGTCGGCCCGGTGCGCGTCGCCGCGATGTAGCCGCAGTCGCTCGTCGGCCAGACAATGTCCTGGATCGCGCTGAGCGCGGCGCCGGGGAGCGTCAGCGCCGTCCAGCTGGCGCCGCCGTTCTGCGTGTAGCTCACCCCGCCCGCCGCGGTGCCAATGTAGTAGAGCTGCGGACTAAGCACGGCGACGGCCTGCAATGTGCCGGTCACGCTGGCTGCCGTGGCGGCCCACGTCAGCCCGCGGTTGACGCTCTTGAGACTGGTGTTGCTTGCGCCCGTGGCCAGCAGCGTGCCCGCCGCGCCGTGGATGCGCAGCAGGTTATTCGTCGTCGCGCCGGCGGCGGAGAGGACCGAGACCCCCGAGAGGATGTCGGTCGAGACGTAGATGTAGCCGCCGTCGCCGACGAAGTAGACCCGGCTCGGGCTTTCGACGAACAGATCGTTCGGGGTTTTCAGCGCCACAAACCCGGTCGTGACCTTCGTGTAGCTCCCCGGCACGCCGGTGGACGAATTAATCTGGCTGACGTAGTAGGCGTTCTCCGTCTTGCACACCACCACCAGGTACTGTCCCACGATATCGATCGCATTCACGAGGCTGCCGGCGCCCAGCCCGGTGATCGTGCTGTCGGTCCAGGTGGCCCCGCTATCGGTCGAGTACTTCACGATGCCGTTCACGGCCGACGAGCCGCCGGCGGTCTGCTGCAACGCATAGATCCACTGCGTGCCGTCGTTGGCCGGGCCGCAGTCCGAGCACTGCTGGAAGCCGCCATAGACGATGTCCACGACCTCGGTCGTGACCGAGACCGCCGCGACCTCGCCGATGCCGATGCCGCCGACGCTGTAGACATCGCCCAGCCACGCGAACTGCACCGCCGCGGTGCTCTCGTCCGAGCCGTCGAACGGCGTGCGCCCGGCGTAGGTTTTGTCACTACTCAGCCCGCGCGACAGGATGTTCATCGTCAGCCAGCCGTTCAGCGGATCGGCCGGGTCGTTGCACAGCCCCTCGGATTCGTAGACGTTCAGCGGGCAGTTGAGCCGAAACTTGTACCACGGGATGCCGCCAAACTTCTGCTTGAAGGTGATCTCGGCTGAGGGGATGTCCGGCGCGTCGATGGTGACGCCGGTCTGCTTGAACAGGCCGCGCACCCGGGGATCGTTCACGTTGATCGGGTTGATTGAGCCGCGATCGGGCCGGCTGATGTCGCCGACCATCAGGTACTGCTCATCCATCCCCGCGAACCGGATCGGGTTGGTGGGCAACGGGCCGCCGCGCTGGGTGAATGCCCTGATAAAGTTTTGGGTCAGGTTCTCGTTCGACTGCGTTGTGGGCATTGGAGGCTCCTTTACGCGGCAAAGCCGCGCCGTAGTATGTTGTCACTGGCCATCTTCCACGCGCTGATGTGTCCCAGCCGCGTCCCAAAGGGATTGTCCATGTCCTGCGTGCTCCGCTGATAGCGCTCGGTCTCGGTCGCCTGCAAGGCCATGTCGAGTTGCAAGTCGTGGACCCGCTCATTTGTTTCGCGGCACGCGCAGATCCGCCGCTTCAGCTCGGCCGTGGCCAGCATGCTCACCACCTGCTGCCACTTCTTGGCCATCACGCCGTTCTCCAGCGGGAAGCCGGCCAGATACCGGAGGATTACCCGATCCGGCTCGGCATAGCAGTCGCAGCTGCTCGCGCTCGACCACAGGCCGGTGGTGGTGTTATACACGGCAGCCGCCGGCGTGATCAGCCCCAGCGTCCGATCGCGAATGCCTGACCTGGCGATCACTTCGCCCACTGTGCCGGGGTCGGTCGAGCCGTTCGATTGCCCGATGCAGAACCCGGCCCCCCACCCGCCGCAGTCGCTCGACTCGTAGACGAGCGTCGCCTGGCACGTCGTGATGCTGTTGCCATCGCCATTCGTCGTCCTTCTGTACACCTCGATCGACGCGACAAAGTTTGTGAGCACGGTCGGATCGAGCGCGTTGAGAGTCGGATTGTCATATAGATACGGCTTGACCATGAGCCATGTGCGGCCCGTAATGGTGGCGATGCCGCCGGAGATCGCCACCGTGACAGGCTGGATGCGCCAGCGGTCGGTCGGGCCGTCGCCGTTCAGCCGGTCACTGGCCGTGAAGTACACGGCGATCTCGGATGGGTCCGTGACCGTCGTGGCGATCTGCGCCGTCCATGTCTCTTTGAGATTGCCACCATATAGCGTCGAGAAGATCAGGGCGGCCGTGCCGATGCTCGTGAGCTGCTCCACCCCCATCGCCTGGATGTGAAACTCGGGCGCGAGCATCGCGATTCTCCGCCCCGTCGCGTCCAGATCGCGGTAGCGCACCATGCTGGCGTCGTTAAAGCGCGGCCAGCGCAAGGGCTCGGTCTCGACATACTCGGGCGCGACGCGGTAGTTGAGATAGTCGAACAGCATCGCTTCCGCGCGCTCGGTCGCGCGCCGGAGATCGTCGCGGCCGGCCGCATCCGACCCCTGCCAGGCGTACTCGCGCACCAGGCCCGAGCATTTCGAGTTGTCCATGACGGTCACGTTATCGGCCAGACCCCAGAACAGCCAGGGGTTCAGGCCCATCTCCGCGCGCCAGATGTCGAGTGGAAGGAGCATCAGATCACCGCCAGACTGGCGACCTCAGCCGCGCTGAGTGCGCGCGCCCAGATCGCCGCGTGTGCAAGACTGCCCGACCAGACATTCGCCGGCGCGGTCGAGATCGCGCCCAGCAGGGTGGTGGCGGCCGCGAGCGTCCCTGCGAACACCCCCAGGCCCGTGACGGTCGCGCCCGATTGTGCGCCGTTCACATAGAACTTCACCTGATCGGCGCTCTTGCTCCAGCTGAGCGCCAGGTGAAAGAAGGTCGTCGGCGAAAACGTCGTCACCCCGGCCTGCTTGGTCGTGCCGCCCGCGACGTAGAGCCAGTCGATCTCATTCGACGCGACCGGCTTGACCAGACTGACGCGGTTATTGGCGTCGACCGCGAGATACATGATCCGCCGCGCCACCGCATCCGTCCACACCCCCGCGTTCGCGACCTTGCACCAGCACCCGATCGTCCCCTCCGCGCCGGAAAATGCCGCGGCGAGGCTGGCGCTGAAGATGTTGCCGAAGCTGGTCGCGCCGTCATAGCTCGCCGCCGTATGCCCGTCGCCGATGCCCGCCGCCCCGATCGTCACGGCCGTGTAGACGCCGTTGCGCGCGTTCCCGCTCCGATCGGTGATGACCGTGCCGGAGGCCTCGTCTTGCGGCCAGTAGGCGATCGGGCTGGTCGCCAGAATGCGCGCGCCGACGGCGGTCGGGAGATACCCCGACACCACCACCACCGGCTGTGCCGGTCCGGCCAGCACCTGAGTAGCCTGCACCCCGGTCGCGACCACGATCGGCAGTGGCACATTGCCCAGGACCGGCCGCCCATCGGCGACCTCCACCACCGGACGCGCGGGGCCGCCCTCAGTCGGGCGTCCATCGCTGACGACGACGACGCGCAGCGCCGGGCCGGCCTCGACGCTGCGACTGACCGTGATGACTGGGATGGCTGCTCCGCCCTGGGTCATGTGTTTGTCCTTGTCACGTCAATCTTGATCAGCAGCGTGCCCGTCGTCGTCGTGCTCACGTTGCCGAGCAGGTCCACCAACTGGAGGTCGCAGTAGCACAGCGTCGGCACGATCAGCGCGCTGGTATCGAGACTCGCCACATTGATCTGGCACAGGCCGCCCGGCCCGTTCGTGATCACGATCTCGGCCGGCGTGGTCAGCTGAAATACCGCGTCGGCGTCCAGATCCTGGAGGCTGCGCTTGGCCGTGAATTTGAGACTACACCCCGTGATATTGACCGGCACGCCCGAGACCGTGATCGCCGCGTCGAACACCTCGGTGTCCCCGCGCCACATCTCAAACGTAAAATCTTGATAGTTCGCCATTTAACACTGCTCCAGACTGGCGACGGGCTTCACGTGCTGCGTGAGCGCTGCTATCGCGTTCGGTTCGTGCGTCAGGAGCGCCGTTCGCGGCGCCGGCGCGACATGGGCGGCTGCCTTCCGCTGCTGGCCCATCACTGTGTGCGGCTTCGGTTCGTGCGTCAGGAGCGCCGTTCGCGGCGCCGGCGCGACATGGGCGGCTGCCTTCCGCTGCTGGCCCACCACCGCGTGCGGCTTCGGTTCGTGCGTGAGGAGCGCCACCGCACAGATAATCGGCGTCGGTGGCGCCGCCCCCTCACGGACGACGCGGATCCATGTCACCTGCCCCGCCGGCGGCGCACGCCCGCTCGTCGCTTCCACGATCGGGCTGCGCAGCGGCACGCGCTCCGCCGCCGGCGGCGTGATGCGCCCCAGTTGCACGACCACGGCGCGCGGCACGGGCTGCGCGCCAGGGATCGCGGGCGTGGTCGCAATCGGCAGCCGATCCGGCTGCGCGCCGGGCGTCTCATGAGGAGGTGTCCCCAGCCACGTCGTCGCCCCAGGGATCGGAAGCGGCACGCCCTGCACAATCGCTGGCCGCGCGGGCCGGCTCGTATCCTCGGGTCGTGGCAGCCGCCCGATCGGCAGCGCGGCCGCGTCGGGGATCGGCTGCAATCCCCGCGCGACGATCGCCATCCTGGCGGGCCACTGCCGATCCTCATCCCGCGGCGACCGCGGCACCCAGATCGCATTGGCCCCCGGCACGGGCTGCTGCCCAAGAATTGTGACCGGCGCAACCGCGATCCGCTCGGTGGGCGCGACGGGCGTCTCGTGCGCGGGCGTCGGTAGCCAGAGCGCCGCACCAGGGATCGGAACCGGCACGCCTTGCACGATCGCCGGTCGGGCCGGGCGGGTCGTGTCCTCATCCCGCGGCAGCCGGCCGGCCCATGTCGTATCCGGGTGCGCCAGCGTTGCGTCCGGCGGCGCATCCTGCACGATCGGCGGGCGGAGCGGATCGACGTTCGGCGCGCGGGCCGCCTCCGGCTTCCACAGGCTCGGCTGCGGCTGCGGCTGCTGGCCACTGATCAGGACCGTCGGGTGGCGCGGGTCGGTGTTCGGATCGCGCGCTGGCTGTGGCGCCCAGACCACGGCCCCAGGGACCGGGACGGGGGGCCACTGCGCCAGCGTCGGCCGGAGCGGATCAGTGTTCGCCACGCGCGGGACCATGCCGAGCAGGATGTTGCGCGCCTGCGGTGGGGCTGGATTGTTTACGTACAGTTGGACCGGGCTGAGCTTCTCTTGCGGCGCCACCACGCCGGGATCGAGCGGCCGCGGCGCCCAGACCTGGCCCTGCGGCAGCAGCGGCGTGGCCAGGGTGGATGCCACCACGACCGCCGTCGCCAGATGCGCGATGCGATCCGGGAAGCCGCCCAGCGGGCGGGGCATCCACGGCCGCCGGATGCCACTACTCCGCATGAGGTCGCGCGGGGCCGACTGGCCGGGCGCGTCCTGCGAGAACAGCAGCAGCAGCGACATGGCCTAGCTCCTAGTAGGCCGTAACCTCAGCCCATGCGACCGTAATGCCGAATTGCCAGGTGCCCGTCGCTGGGACCGTCGCGCGCACGACAAAGCCTTCGTTTTGCGCGAGCAGGACCGGGTGTTCCGGGCCGATATCCTCGCCAAACAGCACCACCGGGTTAGTGTACTGGATACTTGCCACCGTGCCGAACGTCAGGCTGATCTGCCCCACAGCCTGGCTGTCCAGGGTCTTCGTGCCCGTCCCCAGGTTGGTGGTCGAGGCGCACCGCAGCTCCCCGAGCAGCGTCGTCCCCATGCTGGTGCGCAGCTTGTTGTTGTTGCCGGTAATGGTGGCGGGGTTCCCGCCCGAGCCGGCTGCGGTGAAGCTGCGCGCCACGAGCATATCGACCTTGCCGAAGCCTGCCGTGAACGCCGTCGCCGAGCCGCTCACGCCGTCCAGAATGACCTTGCGGACCAGCGCGAAGCGCGTGGCATCGGTCCAGCGAAATTGGAAAATCTCACTGTTCGCCCCGAGGCCCGCCGCCATCGTGCCGGAGAGCATGGACAGCCGGTAGATGCCCAGCGACCCATACTCGACCGGCATCTGCTGCACTTTCAGCGCCCGAAAGCCCGTGCCCGGCACATCGGCGACGACGCCGCCCGATCCTTGGAGTTGAAACGGCATAGCTATTCCTCAGTACGCGGCTACTTCAGCCCACGTCACCGATATCCCGAATTGCCAGGTGCCGGTGCCCGGCACCACCGCCCGGATCGCGAAGCCTTCGTTCTGCGCCAGCACGAGCGGATGTTCCGGGCCGGGATCTTCGCCAAACAAGATGGTCGGCCCGATCCACTGCGTGCTGACGGCGGTGCCGATACTCAAACTGATCTGCCCGAATGCCTGGCTATCCAGCGTCTTCGTGCCCGCGGTGAGCGCCGCCGTAGACGCGCAGCGCGCCTCGCCCAAGAGCGTGGTGCCCATGCTCGTCCGCACCTTCTGGTTATTGCCTGTAATCGTCGCGGCCGTGCCGCCGGTGCCCGCCGCTGAAAAGGAGCGGGCGGCGGTCACGTAGATGCGCCCGAAGCCCGCCGCGAAGCCAGTCGCGCTGCCCGAGAGGCCGTCGAACTGGATGCGCCGCACCAGGCAGAGCCGCGTGGCGTCGGTCCAGCGGAATTGATAGATCTCGCTGTCGGCCGTGAGGCCCGCGGCCATGGTGCCAGAGAGCATGGACAGCCGGTAGATGCCGAATGAGCCATACTCCGGCGGCATCTGCTGGACTTTGAGCGCGCGGAACCCCGTGCCGCCGACATCGGCCATCACCCCGCTGGACCCCTGGAGCTGGATCGGCATAGCTTCTCCTTAGACCCACACCCAGGCTACCGCCCACGTGCCGTAGAGCCGCGGCGCCAGGCCGCCGACAAGCGGCATCTGATCGATCGGCGGCAAGACGCCTGGCCCGCCGGTGCCGTCGCCGCCGCCCATGTGCCGCTCCAGTGGCTCGGCGACCTGGCTGGTGCAAATCGCGTAGACGGTGAATCCGCTGCCGGCGACGGGCGCGCCGGCCACCACCTTGATCTGCTCGATCATGTGCTCGTCCGCGCTGTGGTCGCTCGTGCCGGTCGGATAGATCCAGGCCTCAACGAACGACGAGGAGAGGATCGTCGTCTGGCTGCCGACGATGGCCGACGCGTCAGACGCGCCGGGGAATGCGCCGAAGTCGATCGTTGTCGTACCGGTTGGCATGGGCTACTCGTCAAAGTCAATCTTCGTCCGCACGTTCACCACCGCCGGCGCCGTACACTTGATGGCCACGCGGCCGCCGCCCACGACCACCTTCTCCTGCCCAAAGGCGTAGGTGATGTCGATCCCCATCTGCGGATGGACCAGCCACTGGTCGAGCAGCGTGCTATTCGTGCCCTCGGCCGACGCGTTTTCGCCGGCGGTGGTCTGAATCGTCTCACTGTCGCTCGACACGAGCTTGTTCAACGTTAGAGCGGTGTTTGTGCCGGCCGTGGTGGTGAGGATCAGTTTGACCAACACCGGCACGGCGGTGGTCGAGGCGCCGTCAAAAAAGATGCCGACGCGCCGGATGAGCAAGCGCTGCTGGGCGGGCGCGTTCAACTGGATCGTCGTCTTCTCGGTCGCGGCCGACAGTGCGACGGCGGCGGTATTCTCTGCGGTTACTCTGAGTCCAGCCATGATATGCTCCTTTATAGCTCCATATGCCACGGGACCGGCGGGCCAGATGCCCGCACGCCGAAGGGGATTGATGCCGTCGCTGCCGCCTTGAGCGCAATGTTGGCGCCGACGGTCTGCGAGAAGCTGGTGGTATCGGTAATCACCTTCGCCCCACTGGCGCCAGGAGATGCCTGGATCGCATCGCAGACGGTCGTATCATCAAACTCGACTCGTTTCGTAAAGCCACTCGGCGCGGTGACGGTGTTGACGCCCAAGAAGGATTGCCCGACCAGCACGATCATTGCGTTGGCGCTCACGGTCGTGATCGACGGACAGGTAATCTGGTTCGTCTCACCGCCGTTCGGCTGCTTCGTTGGCGTGGCATCTGCCGGATCGCCGCTGGTCGTCGCGCCGGAGTATGCCAACAGCACGCCGTCGCGCCACACGCTCCCGGTCCAACTCGCCGTGTAACTCCCACTCTCGCTCGCGGCGCGTTTCCACGCCACATGCATAGCGAAACTGCTGTCACTCGCGGTCTGACTGAACCATTCCACAAACCCGCTCGGCCATGTGACCGCGTTTGTGTTCTCTTTGTAGACGACAAAGATCAGGATGTCGTTATCAGCGAGGCCCGACGGCGCGGTGTTGACGACGCTTGTGCCAGCAGCGCCTCCCGCGGTAGTGCTATTGCGATAGGCAATTGCCACCTAGCGTTTCACTTCCCACTTGCGAATGATGACTGTCACGGCGGACAGCGCCAGCCAGGTCAGCCACCAGTTCCCCGCCCAGTCGAGCCACAGCGCGACGGGGAGGGCGATCCAGACCGAGACACACATGCTGCACTCCAGGCCGCGCCCGAGCCAGCCTACCGGCGGGAACAGCGCCCGCACCTTCGAGAACACCGCGAACGGCCCTTCTTCGTCGGTCAGCATCCGGCTCAGGCGGTAGACCGCCAGGCCGGCCAGCACGAACGCCATCACATCCATGCCTGCACCGCCCGGATGATGTGCCGCCGATCGGCCTCATGCAGCCACCAGCCGACCGGGATCGCCACGTTGCGCGACGCGAAGTGGTCGACCCCCGGCAGCGGCCCATTCGGGAAGGCAAAGGCCGGGTGCGTATCGTTCCGGGCATGCACCGGGCTGCACGCGATGCCGATCTCGGCCATGGAGCGGATAAAGCCGGGCCGATCCTCGACGAGCAGCGTGTAGAGCCAGTAGTGCGATGTCGCATGGTAGGGATGGCCGAATGCCATGCTGTACAGCAGCGCGTTCGCCCGGTGCCGCTCTATCAGCGCAGAGACCGCGCCGATGTTGGCCAGGCCGATAGACGCCGCGATGTCATTCATGTGATATTTGTAGCCAACCTCCCCGATGGTTTGCGCACACCGAAAATCAGCTTTTGACCGCCGGTCCAGTCCGTACCACCGGAGCAGCCGCGCCCGCTCCATTTGCCAGTCCGGGCACCACAGCGCGCCGCCGTCGCCGCACGTCAGGAACTTGATCGCCTGAAACGAGTAGCAGGCGTAGTCACCCTCGGGCGGTGACAGGTGGTGCGCGGCGTCCTGAATGACGGGCAGTCCGTAGGCCTTGAGCGCGGCATAATCGCAGCGCGCGCCGCCCCAGTCCACGGCCATGATCGCCCTGGTCTTCCGGCTGATCTTCGTGCCCACATCGGCCGGGTCGATCAGCCCCGTCAGCGGATCGACATCGGCCCAGACCGCGCGCGCGTGCCGCGTCACGATGGGGCTGTTGGTCGCGGTACAGGTCATCGGCGTGGTGATGACCTCATCGCCGGGGCCGACGCCGATCAGGTGCAGCGCCAGATCGAGCGCGCTGGTGCAGCTGTTGGTCGTGAGCGGCGGCGCGTCCACATCCAGCAGATCCTGCAATGCCGCCTCGAACTGCTCGACCCGTTCACCCTGCCCGATGTACCCCGACTGCAGCACCGCGGCCACCGCGGACGGCGCATCGGGACTCATGGCAACCTTGAACAGCGGTATCATTCAAGCCATCCATTCTCAAACAGCCGCGGCCCCCACGGCGCGTAGTGCGCCCCCGCGACATAGCTCAGTGCGTTGCGTGCGTGCAGTCGCCGCCATCCCGCCACAGCCCCCGAGTCCGGGATGCTATAGGTGTTATGAAAGCGCTGCACGTCCCACAGCATCATGTCGTCGTGACATGCCACGCTGGACTCGTTCCAGCGCCAGCCGCACTGCGTGAAGCAGCTCTTTCTGTGCGCGAAGTTGCCCGTGGTGAGCTGCCGCGCGTCCAGCGGGCATGGGTCGGTCCCGGGCGTCGCACCATCCTGGAACTGATACCACGTGCCGCGCGTCCAGTGCTCCGCGCCATTGGCGTCGAACCAGCTGCGCACGGCGGACAGCCATCCCGGATGGAACAGATCGTCGTCGCAGAGATAGGTCACGATATCGGCCGTCACCAGGTCCAGCGCCTGGTTGATCAGGCGCCCCAGCCGCGCCGTGACGAGGCGCTCCTCTGTCGTCAGCTTCGGCGCCAGCACCGAATCGAGGACCGCGAACGGCGCGAGCAGCGGCAGCGGATCGAAGTCCGATCCGTCGTCCACCAGGATGACCTGGTTGGGCTGGGCCGCCGCCAGGCTGCGGGTCGCCTCCCGCAGCATGCGCGGGCGATTGTAGCTGAGCAGAATGGTGGCAACGGTTGTCATTTCTTATGCACCAGCACGGCATGCTTGTCCATGGCCCATGCGACCTGAAAACCCGCGTTCAGACACGCCTTGATCGACGGCGTGTTGTCGGCCAGTATCTCCGCCCACACGTCCTGATCAATCGACAGGGCGAGATGCCGATAGATCGCGGTCCCATAGCCCTGCCGCTGATAGCGCGGGTGGACCGCGAGACTGGCCCACCACTTGCCCGCGTGCAGGCGGATGAGCCCATAGCCAACGTCCGTCGCGGCCACGCGCCCGATCCAGATGCGACATGTGTCCGCGTCCCGCGCGGCCCACCACTGCTGCTGCTCGTCATAGCTGATCGCGTGGGTGTCGCGGGTCATCCACTGGCGCCCACTGTTGCGGATAATCCGCACCACCTCGGCATCCCACCCGCTCACGGCTGCTCGGAAGATCATCGTGCGTCCGCAATCACGTCGTCGTACCAGGCCGGGCCGTCCGGCCAGTGCGCGAGCGTCGAAACGAGCCAGTCAAAGTCGCCGCCGTACCGGCACCCCCACTGCCCGAGCTTCCCCGGCACGTTCGGCGCGACCAGGCAGTGCCCGCCGATAGCCGACTCCTCGACCGCGTAGCGCTCCGGCAGGGTGCGGCCGAGCCGCGCGGCGCGAAACTTGAACATCAGCGGTCGCGGCGCCGCCTGCTCGGCGATGCGTGCCCGAATGATCGCGAAGGCCTCGGGCGTAAAGATGTCGTCATCGTCGTTGAACACCAGATAGTCTTTTGTCGCCTGCGTGATGCCATAGTTCAGCTGGCAGTGCCCCCAGCAGTGGTGGCCGCTATCGAACGGCAGAAAGCGGTACGGCGCCCCCTTCCCCTCGATTTCAGCCGCCAGCCAGCTGAGCGGCGCGTCGTGCGTGTCCCCCACAATCAGCACGTCATCATCCGGCAGAATCTGCGGCGCGATCGAGTCGAAGAGCCGGTGCAGCCCGTCGCCGTCGTGCGTCGGCACGAGGATGCTCAGATGAGCGGCCATCCTGCCTGTCTCCGTTCTACGTACAGCCGCGCGTCGCGGTCCACGCCCGCGCGGCCTTCGGCATACACGCCGTCATCTTGCCCACCGAAGTATGGGTGATCGTGAAAGAGCGTTGCCCAGGGCGCCTTCGCGTAGACTCCATCCTCTATCGCCCGTGCGCACAGCTCGGTGTCGCCGTAGGTATGGTTGTACCAGACGGGCCAGCCGCCATAGCGCTCCAGCAGCGACCGGCTGATGAGCATATGGCAGCTATGGTCGACCTCGTGATGCCCGTCGTTGAACCCGATCATGCCCGGCCCGTCGCCGAACGTCTGCCGATAGGCCGCGAATGCCCGCGTCAGCCAGTACTGGCCTGGCAGCAGATCGTTCGCCAGATTGGCGACGAACGCGAACTCCGGCCAATAGTCCGTCGCCTGCTTCAGCGCGTGCCAGTAGCCCGGCCGTGCGCTCTTGATGGACCAGACCGGTAGGTCGGCGTCAGCGAGCGAGCGCAGCACGACCGGGTCGCGGTCGACGACGCAGATCAGCTGATACTCAACCGGCCCCGCGGTCGCGATCATGCGCCGGAGGTTCGTGACCGTCTGCTCGGCTCGCCCCCGGCAGGGCATGATGGCGGCGATCATGCGCGCCTCGGGCGGAGCGCTTTGGCCTGTGCCGCGTCCGGCGTCAGCACGTCGGTCGCTTGCACGATCGGCAGCGGCTCAGGGGGCGGCACGGGCGGGTCGGCCTGGGGCACGACCTCGATCGGCACGCGCTCTCTGAGCCACGCGGCCTGCGCCGGCGTCACGTCGGCGTAGCGGTGTTTCGGGTTCGCGCCCAGCCGAATGACGGTGTCGCCGCCAAAGTCGAACGGAATGCTGGTGCGCTCGTCGCCCACGTACTTGACGCGCACCTTGCCGCCGTCCATCACCACCGGCTCAGGCGACGGCGTGTTTGCGACGGCCAGTCCGGCGACTTGCGCGAGTGTCGCGTCGCCGCCACAGCAGCCTGCCATGGGAATCACCCCCTGTTCGTTGCGGTAGAGCTTCCACACCGGGTCCATCGTTTCGCGGTTCGGGTAGAAGTTGGTCATCCGATCGCCTTCCCACACCCGGTAGACGAAGATCGGCTGATCGACTCGGTAGCCGCAGATGCCCTTCTGCGCGAGCCGCAGATGAAACGCCCAATCTTCCCACGCGTCAACCCGCTCGTCCATCCCGCCGACTTCGCGCACCTGGTGCGCCGGGATGAGCGTCGTGATCACATGAATATTGTGCCGCGCCATGTTGATCTGCACATAGTCCGGCGCGCCGCGCAGCTGATACGACCCGTCGCGCTCGTAGGTAAAGGCGTTGCCGTAGATGTAGCCGTGCTGCCCGCTGCTGTAGGCGCGCAGCAGGTGCTCCAGGCCGCGCGGCAGCAGATAGTCGTCGGCGTCCAGGAACGTGATGAACTGCCCACGTGCGACCTCGATCCCGCGGTTCCGGGTGTGCGCCGGGCCCATCCGCTCCCCTGTCGCCTCCAGCAGCGTGACGCCGTCCATCGGTGCAATGGCGGCATCCCCGTCGCCAATCACGATCGTCTCGATCCTCTCCGCGCCGATCGACTGCGTCCGGACGGAGGCCGCGGCCACCCGGCAGTGCGCAGCGTGGCGCGGCCCGGCCGGGATGATCACGCTGACGAGCGGGCTAGGCAACGTGGCTCACCATGGTGCGCTCGATCGTGTACGCGGTGGTCGATGCCTCCAGCTCCCGATCGAGGATGGCCGCCAGCTTTGCAATGATGGTAAGGTGCAGATGGCCCGGCGTTCCGTGGGCATACTGCGCTGCGTACAGCCGCGCGAAGTCGATCTCTTTCTGCTCGCGCGCGTCGCATTCGTCGAGCCAGGTTCGTGGTTCCATCGGTTGATCCTCCCGGTGGTGGTGGGCGGCGGCACAGGGCCGCCGCCCGATCGGTTCTTCCGTCGAGCACTAGCCCGCCGCGCCGCTATTCGGGTAGAAGTACGGCAGTGGGGTGTTGACCCCGCCGCCGTTGACGAAGTAGGTCTCCACCGGCAGCGCGTCGCGCTCGTGGCTGCTGATCGTATAGCGCATATTGAGAAAGCGCGCCGCCAGAAACGGCGTCATCAGAATCAGCCGCGGGCGCTCGATCACCTCCACCTGCACGCAGGTGTGCGACGGTGACTGGTTGACCTGAAGGAAGCGCCCGTTCTGCATCACGCTGAAATACCCCTGCGGCGCCATGCGCTGCGCGGCCGCGATCGCCTGGGCGTTGAACGGGAAGTACTCCCAGAACAACGTCGGCTCACCGTTGGCGGTCAGCGGCACGAAGTAGATATCCGACTCGTAGGTGCCCGTGACGCCGCCGGCCGCGACCTCCTCGGTGATCATGTCGTCGATGACCACCTCGTAGCGCTTGCCCTCGATCAAGAGGTACCGGCCCTGTCGCATGTCGTCGCGCATCCGGGTCATCTCGGTCGCGTTGTCGGTCTTGATGACCGTGTTCACCGCGCAGCCCACCGTGGCGTACACGCACGGCCAGATGTTGGTTAAGGCCCAGAAGGCGCCGTAGCGCATCGTCAGCGCCCACTTGACCTCAAAGCCGAGCTGCTCGGCCAAGCGCTCCAGGTTCGTGACCGCGTTGGCCAGCACGCCGTAGATGGTCGAGCCGCTCGACGTGGCGTTCACGCCATTGAAGTCGATCACCAGGCTGTCTGCGGCTGGGCAGAGCACGCCGGTGATCGCGTCGCGCTTGCCGGTCGCGATCAGCATGTCGAGGCCGCGATACTGCATCCACCCGGCGCTGCCGGCGGTGGTCTGCGGGTTGCCGGTGTAGATGTAGCGTGCGTAGTCGCGGAAGTAGCCGGTGTAGAGCTCGGCCAGCTTCTTCTCGTACTCGGTCTGGAGCGCCCTTCCCCAGTCGATCGGCGCGGCCGCCACGTTGTCGCCCATGTTCGGGCTGCCGAACAGCACGTTGTCGGTGAACTCGCCGCGGTTGACGATCTGCCCGGCGTACTTGACGTTCAGCACCTGGCTCTCGCGGCCCTGCTGCCCGAAGGGGTGCTGCTGGCGGCAGAGCTTGAACTGCCCGACCATCGGCCACTCCGCGCATGCCGTGGACGGCTCGGTCCCGGTCGAGGACGTCAGGCCGGTCAGGATGCCGAAAATCTCGTTGGTCTCGATCGCTGGCCGGACGGGCAGACGGCCCGAGAGGCCGCGCGGCATGATCATCGCATTGACGATCTGCTTGGACAGGCCTGGGGTGGCAAGGAGGCCGCCGGGGCCGTGCAGCTGGGCGCCGGCGGCCGTGCCGGCGTCCTTGGTCGCGATCCCGCTGGCCATCGCATTCAGCAGCGCGATAGCCTCGGGGTTGAGCGATGGAACAGCGGTTCCGTACATGGGTCGTCTCCTTTGTCGGCGCGCATGCGCCTAGCTATCCGTACCAGGGATCTCATAGAGCTTCGGGTAGGTCTTCATGCCCCAGCCCGCCCACGGGCGGTTCGGGTCGTTCACCACATCGGTGATCTCGGGGCGACCCGGCGCTGTTGGCGTGGCCGGCCCGGCGCTCTTCAGTGCGGCCTCCACCTCGTCGGGCAACACCACGCTGGGCTGATCGCCTTCGATGGTCGCGATCTTCTGCATCAGCTCGGAGAGCTGCGCCTTCAGCGTCGTCAGTTCAGCGGCGCGGGCGTCGTCCTTCTGCGCCACACCGCCGTACATGCCCTTCAGCTCGCTGTGCATATCGCCGATGGACTTCACCATGTCTTGCATTTTGAGCACGGGGGCCAGATACTGCTGGAGCTGCGCCCAGAACTCGGCCGGCGTCATGTTGCCGATCACGTCTTCGCCGCCTATGTCTTCGGGTTCTTCGATGCCGCCCTCGGCCATGTCTTCCATTGGCGACTCGTCCGCCACGTCGCCGATGGCCTTCTCGGCAATGACCGCATCCTCAGTGGGCGCGGCCTTGACGGTGTAGACCACGCCGCCGATCGTGATCTCAGCGGGCGGTTCCGCCGGCGGTGGTGGTGGTGGGGCGTCCTCGCTCTTGTAGGCGATGCCCTGGGCCGCCGCGTCTTTCTCGGTCGCGACGAGCTGCGCACCGAGCGCGAGCGCCTGGGCTTTGTCGAGGCCGAGATCGGTAATGGCCGCCTTGAAGCGGCGCTCCATTTCGTCCATATCCATGCGTTGCTCCTTGACCGCGAGGCCGGTAAATAAATTGCTGGCCCGACCGTAGGTCATGGGGACCAGCGACCGCTCAAACGTGCGGATAGTCGAAAACACCCCATCGGGACTCGGCTGGTCGAGGGGGTGAAAGAAGCCGGGCGACAGCTCGTACTGATCGGCCTTCCGCGTGATGGTCTCGGCAATCTGCGGATCGCGAAACGTGCCGCTCTCGATCCGCGTGCGGCCGATCAGGGTGCTGTAGTCGCAGTCGCCAATATCCAGGCCCGGCCCCCAGGGACAAGCGGCATCGAAGGGATCAGGACTGCCCACGTGCCAGTAGCGCAGCGGGCCGAACTGCTTGGTTGCCGTCATTCGCTGACTGTCCTGGTCGAGCGCGTCGCTGGCGATGATCTCGTGGTCGCGATCGCGGTAGGCGGTGGTGGTGCGGGCGATCCAGCGATGGCGGCCGCTGGCGTCTTTGTAGACCGTGAAGCTCTTCTCGGTCGGCAGCTCCATCTTCTCCGCGCGGTAGAGCGCTTTGAGTTTGTCCAGCGCCTTGCCCTTGTCCGGCCCCTGATACACGTTCCCACGAAAGCCGGAGTGCAGTGCGGCCCATGCGCTCCCCATCAGCCCGTGATCGAGCTTGCCGTTCCGCTTGACCTGGAGGTGGTAGGTCGAGGGCTTGGATGGATCTTCGACCACGAGGTAGTCGCCGGGGCTGGCCGCCTTGAAGCGGCCGGTTTCGTCGATCACGCCGGCGTCCTGCAATTGTCCAATCTCGCTCGTACTCAACTTCGCACCCCCTACCGCGCGCCGCTTCAAGCGGTCGATCTGGCGCTGCTGTCTCGCCTGGCGCTCCTGCTGCGCGCGGGTGCGGGCGCCTTGCGTTTGCTGCCGGCGCTGTGCGGCAGCCGCCTCGCGGCCCATCCGGGCGCTGGCGTCCTGCAACGCCGCGTTGTAGCCGCGCACATCGCCGCGCTCGAGCGCTGAGAGTGCCCGCCGGCCCTGGTCAGTGGTCATGCCATCAGTGCCGATCAGGCCCAGCGAAGCGAGCGCCGCGCTCTGCGCGCCGCCCGACTCGGCCGCTGTTCGGAGCGCCTGCACATCCGCGGCGGCCAGCCCGACCTGGCGGGCGGTAGAAGCCGCGCGTTTCGATCGTTCGGCCTGCTGCTGCTGCTTTTTCTGTTCGTCGCTGGGCTTCTTGCCCCCACCGCCGCCGCCTTTGGGCTGTTTGGCCTCCAGCTTCTTCTTGGCTTCGGCCGCTGCGCGCTGCATGTCCGCCGATAGCTTGTCACGCTCGCGCTGGGCCTGCCTGGCGATGCGCGCCTGCCGGTCGGCCTGGCGCTGCGCGCGGTCCTGTGCGTGCTCCGCATCCCGCTGCTGCTGGCGCGCCGTGATCGTGGGCGCCTTGCCTTTCCCGCCGCCGGCCTTCTTGCCGCCCCCGCCCTTCCGTGGCGCTTTTGGCGCAGTGGGCGCAACGTGGTGTGGCGTCGGCTGGCGGCTGAGCACATCGCCGCGCTTTGGGACCGCGCCAGCTGGCGTGGGCGCGCCGCCGGCCTGGAAGCGGCCGGTGTCGCCGCGGTAGAGGTTGCCGACGATCTGCTTCGCCTTCAGCCGCATGCCCCACTTCTTCCGCCGCCTGCCGCCCATCCCCGGCGTCGCCAGCAGGCCGCCGGGTCCATGCAGCGGTGCGCCCGCCTCGGTCCCGGCGTCTTTGGATGCGGGCAGGGCGGCGAAGTTGGTCTGCTTCGCCCAGCGCTTTGCGAAGGGTTGCCCGGTCGCAAAAGCCCAGCGGGCTTGCCTTTTGGATGCGAATGGCATACGCGATCAAAACAGGCGCCGGCCCGTTGCAAACGGACCAGCGCCCCGACAAGTCACGTCGTGACGATATGTGTCAGACTCTAGTATACACGCTCTCGTCAATATCGGCTTTCCGACAGCGCGGCGTCCAGCCGTAGCCCTCGAGCAGCGCAGTGTCGAGCGCTTTCAAGAGCGCGATCAGCGTGCCACGAAAGAGCAGCAGGGTGGAAAGGCTGAGATTCACCGCAATACCTTCAGCGTCGCCCGGCTGTGCGTGCGGTCCCAGAGAAAGCGCACCCGCCGCGTGACGTTCACCTCTTCAAACGGCTTCGCGGTGCGCGCCGCGCGCCGCAGTTGCTGCGCCAGCCAGGATGACGCGCTCTGCCAGTCCGGCCGCAGCGCGCAGAGCAGCAGCTGGAACAGCACGCCGTTCCGCGCCGCCAGGTCGAGCCGATCCGGCGGAAACAGCGCCGCCGCGTCCACGCTACCCTGCCAGAGGTCGATCACCATGCCCTCCGCCGTGCCGATCTGCCGGCCCGCATCGTTCGTGCTCCAGACGAAGCTGGCCGGAGCCTTCGAGAATAGCTCAACGAGATCCAAACCATTCCTCCCAGATGTCGCGCACCGTCGGCATGTCTCTGCCGTGCGACGCCGGCGCCGGGTAGTCAGCGGCGGGCGCCGGATAGGACGGCGCGGTGGTCGGCGCGGGCGTGACGTAGGGACGTGGCGTGAATGTCGCGCGCAGCGGCGTCACACCCTGCCCGTAGGCGGCATAGGCCGCGCTGAACGCCCACAGGATGATGATGATGAGGATGGCGAACAGGATGGTGAGCAGCTTCATGTGACCTCGCTGTCGATCGCGCGCTGAAAAATGGCGCCAACCTGCTTGTCCCACTTCTCTCGGATCGCGTCGTCCCACTGCCGTGGCGCGGTGCCAGGATGGTGGACCGGGCCGCGCGTGAACACGGTCGCGCCGCCCGTCCGGCCGGCGTTGCTGCCGATGTAGCGCGCCCGGCTCTTCGGGCGAAACGGCGTCTGAAAGACCAGCACCCCGCCAGAGCGCGGTCGGATGAGATGCGGCCCGGTCCCTGCGTTCAATCGCGCGTAGTTTTCGTCGTCCGTGCCGACGGTGCGCGTGTATGGCGTCGGGCTGCGCACGGCGAAGGTCGGCTGATCGCGCCAGGTTTGCACCGTCACGCGAAAATCGGTCTGCATGTCCAGCGCGACCGCGTTCAGGGTATTGGTGATCGCCAGCGCCATCTTGCGTGGATCGACACTCAGCTTCTTTGGGATGATGACCCGTGACGCGCCCATTACGTCTGAAGCCTCCCATCACGCACCTGGAGCGGCGCCCAGTCGGCCGCGCGCTGGCGACAGATTTGACAGTGCTCTTTGTCGCTCATCACCCAGGTGCAATCGTAGTTGTTCTCGCCCTCCAGCTGATCGATCGACCACTGACACCCGCAGCGGGTGAGGCAGTTCGACGTGCCGTCCCCCGGCATCGCCGGCAGCGGCAGCATCTTCGTCGCGCCCTGCCAGTATGGCGCCTTAATCCCGCCGGCGTACATCTGCGCCCGTGCGTTCCACCCGTTCTGCCACTCCTTGCCACTGGCGATCGTGATGCCGAACTGCTCAAGAAAGCCCAGCTGCGTCGCCAGGTCGGCTGTCACCGCCGTCGTCATCGCCGGCGTCAGCGTGTCCACGCCCGCGCCGGACAGCATCGCCGCGCCACTATAGCGCGCCAGCTGGCGTGCCACGGTCTCCTGCCACGCGTCCACGCCGCCGGGGTACTCGCGTGCTAAGGCGTCGGTCGCGGCGGCGATCAGGCGCGAGAGGCGCTGGAGCAGCCAGTCGAGCGGGCCGGGCACGTCAGGCATGGCGCTGCGCCTCCCGCCCTAAGCGCATCGCCCACCCCATTTCCTCGTCGAGCAGCGCCGCTGCGTCGTCCTCTTCCTTGGACTTCAGCGCCGGAGCCATCGCCTTCGGCGGCGCCGTCGGCGCGCCTTGGAGCAGCGTGAGCGTGGCCGGGTTAACCGACCGGGATTCGCTCAGCACCTTCTCGTCATCGCTGATCTGCCCGCCCGCGGTCGCGTCGTCGGCGATCATCTCGGGCGGGAGATCCTCCGAGTCGACCGCCAGCTGGCGGGCCATCGCCGGACTGATCTCGCCGCTGTCGATCTGGGTCTTGCGGGTCTCGGCGCGCGTCTTCTGGACGGTCGCGCGGGCCTGCTGGTCGCGCAGGTCGTTGTCGTCGATGAAGTGCAATTCCGTGGTCGCGGGCAGGACCCTATCGGAGACCGTCTGCTCCCACCACTTGATGAACGCCGCGATGCCAATGCCCTGCGCCTGCTCCTGCAAGACGACCGACTGCGTGCCGGTCCCTAATCCTTGTCCTGAGAGCGGCTGGATGTCCTGCACGGGCACGCCAATCGCGTTGGCGTAGATGAGATAGCCGTTGTCGCGCTCGTCTTTGGGCACGAAGGAGGTTAATAACTCCTTCAGGCGCACCTCGACCATGCTGATCGGCGTGTCGGAGGGGATGGCGCCCAGGATCGTGCCGAGATAGTAGACCAGGCCACGACTCTGCGCGTCGGCCTGGCCGCTCTGGAGGATGGATTGCAAGGTCGGGTCGTTGATACCCTGGAGGAACACCAGCTTGTTCGCGCCGCCGCCGCTCAGGTTCTCATAGACGAGCTGCTCCATCGCGGCGAGTTTGGCGATGGTCTTGTAGGCCCGGTCGGCCGCGCACCGCCCGACGCCGAACAGCTCGGCACGGGGCGACGGCTGATCGGCGTAGGTGAGGACCTGGTCCCAGCGGAGGATCTGCTGCACGCCCGAGACGGGCATGTAGCGCACGGGGTAGGCCAGATTGCCGGTGCGGATGCAGCGGAGGGCGTCCATGTGGTACAGCCCGGTGATCTTCGCGCCGCTCGGCGCGCTCGTCACCGCGGCCTCGGTGAAGCTGCTCGGATCGGCGCCTCCTATGGGCGCGGCCTTCACGCGGACCCGCGTGGTCTCCTCACCTTGTCTGCGGATGCGGATGAACACCCCGTTGTCGGTCAGCAGCAGATCCTGCACGACCTTGAGTGCGAAGGGCACCCACCCCTGCCCACCGTCGGCGGCTTTGAGCAGGGCGAGACTGGCCGCGACCTTGCGCTGACTGTCGGTCGAGTCGCTGATGGTGTAGCCGTGCGCGGCGAACTTGGTCGCCGTGCGCGCCACCGCCGCGGCCCACATCGACTCCTTCTCGACGCTACCTATGAGCGTCCAGTCCCGCGCCGGGCTCCAGTAGCGCGGCAGATCGGTGTAGGTCGGGGGGGCGAGCAGCCACGGCAGCGCCAGGCCGAAGATCGCGCCGGCGTTCGGGTAGGGCAGCGTGTCGCCCGCGATCGCACTGGGCAGCGTGCCGTTCGTCATGGCTCGTGTCTCCGCGTCCAGGCCAAATACCGTAAGGCATCAGGACCGTGATTGAGCGCGTCGATCGGCTGCCCATCCGGGCCGTTGCGGTAGCTGGCCAGCTCATAGCGCAGATGGATGCAGCGCGGGTGGACGCGGATGCGTCGCACGCCGTTCTCGTCTTTGGCCAGCATCCGCCGCGTCGCCTTCACGCTCTCGTCGATGCGGTGCGGCTTGCCCTGCGTGTAGATGTTCTGGAGGTGCAGCCGCCCGCGCAGCTCGGCCGCGGCACTATCGACTGCCGCGTAGTGTGGGGCAGGATAGCCGAGAGCGTGCACGGCCGCGATGTGGTCGTTGCTCAGGGTCTTCACCTTGTAGCTTTCGGCGAACACGTCGAGCCGCCCATCGGCCTTCTCCTGGATGAGCAGGAACACGCGCGGGCTGCTTGTCGGCGTGAAGCGCCCGGTTTTGCGATCAAGCGCGCCCTCATAGCCGTCGTCCACCGCCCAATAGACCGGGCCGCCGTCCGGCATATACTCCGCGGCCGCGGTCACGTTGCCATCCTCCGGGCCGTCGCTCCAGACATCGTACACCAGATCGGCCGCGGCCGTAAAAGCCTCGATGGCATTGGCCGGGTACTCGCGGAGTATGCTGGTCCGATCACCGCCCGACTCGGCCAGCTTCTGATCGCGCCAGTCCGGCGCGCGATCGGGCCGGCTGTCCCACGGCAGAAACACCGGCGTGTAGCCGCTCGCGCCGGACTGGGCGTGCTGCCAGAACTGATGATAGGCGCTGCCCTGGCCATCGGCCGACGAGATGATGAAGAGCTTGCCGCCGGCGTCGATCGTCGGCTTGACCGCGGCGAGTGTCTCGGTTCCCCACTGCATGAACGCCCACTCGTCGAGAATAGCCAGGCTTGCCGTGAAGCTGCGCCCGGCCTTGCGCGTCGCAGCGAGGGAGAGCATGCGCGAGCCGTTCTCCCATTCAAGCAGCCCGGTATTGTCGCGGATGAGGCGCGGCAAACGCGCCTGGTGATGGTGGTGGTCGTACAGGAAACTGGTCCGGCGAATCAGCTCGTTGGCCTCCAGCTGGCCCTGGCTGTAGGCCAGCACGGGCTGACCGGGATGCTGCGTGCAGAGCCAGAGCGCGAAGCCGCACACCAGCCAGGAGATGCCGAGCTGGCGCGCTTTGAGAAACACAATCAGCCGCTCCTGCTCCATCGTGGTCAGCGCCGTTTGCTGCGCGTCCCACAGGGCAAAGGGCGCGCTCGATCCGGTGGCGCCGCCCACCACCTCGATCCGCGTCGCCTCAAGAAACGCCGCCGGCGTCAGGCGCGGAGTCATCGCTTTCGTCGGCGAGGGCTTCGAGAAGGCGAATTTGTTTATCGGCAATGACCCCGTGAAGTACCGCAACTTCCGAGGCGGACTGTTGTTTAAGCCAGGTGGCATCGCGGAACACCCTCACCTGCTCGCGGAGCGTCGTCAGCCCCTCTTCGATATAGTCCAGCAGTAACGCGCCGATGCGCTCTCTTTTTGTGGATGCGCTGGATGCATCCGGCGCGCCCAGGCCAGCCACGTCACGCTGCTTCCAGCTTTTGAGCGTCCCAATCGGCACATTTAGCATGCGCGAGACTTCGCTGAACGACTGCCCGGTGAGCAGCGCGGCCAGCGCCTGGGCCTTGACCTGGTCGCTGTACTCGGCCACGCTTACCCCCCGAGCAGGCGCGGCAGCAGCGCGGGCAGAATGAGCAGCAGCGCGCCGAGCACGAAGGCCGCCGCGAACCGTCGGGTGTTCCACGCGCCCGCAATCAGCGTGCTCGCGCCAGCGGCGATCGCCGCGCAGACGAGCAAGAGCAAAAAGGTCATGATGGTCATAGAAACCTCATATGGACCAGCAGCACGTAGGCGACGAGCAGCAGCACGCCAAACGTCATGCCGATCAGAAAGAAATTCCGCGCCGCCAGGTAGCGCGCGTGCATGGCTTCGAGCTTCAGCGCGAGCAGCTCGTCCCGCAGTTCGTTCGACGCCGTAATCTGGCGCCGGCCGCGCGCAGCCTCGTCCGCCAGGCGGAACTCGTACTCGCTGTCGTACTGCTCGCGCACGACCTGGCGGGCCTGCTCGACGATCGGCGACAGCGGCGCGTGGCTTTGCAGCTCCGCGAGCGCAATCCGAATGGACTCGATCTCGGTCGGCACCTTCGGATCGGCGCTGTTGCCGTCGCGGGCTTTCATGACCTCCAGTTCACGCAGCCGCGCAGTATGCGCCTCTATCAGCCGCTCCGCGTGCTCGCGCGCGTCAGGCGTCGCCATCGCCCACCTCCCCGATCGCCCGTTCCTCGCCGGGGACATGGGAGGTCTTCAGCTGTTCGATTTCGATCGCCAATGCCGCCACCGCGTTGATCAGCTGGTTCACTTTGTCATCGACCGACACGACCGCGCCGGCCGCCATGCTGGATGCCCCGCCGATGGTCGCGGCGATCATATCGCTGAGCGCCGCCTGGAACGCGGCGAGCAGCAGCGGATCGGCGTGGTGCGGCAGGAGCGCGCCAACCGCACGGGCGAGCGCGTCCGCGCAGCGCGTGACCTCAGACGGCCCCGGCTCCATCGCACATCCTTATCCTGGCCAGTAGCCGGCCACGGTCAGCCACACGTTGGCGCTGCGCCCCTCCGGCGCGATGCTCAGCCAGAGTGAGCCGCCCGGCCCGGCGTTGACAATGCCCACCGTGTGTACTTGCAGGTTCGGCTGCTGCGTGTTGGCGGTCAGCTGTCCAGGCTGCTGCTCGGTGCCGAGCCGCGCGCGCGTATCGGCCGATGCCGCCTGGACGACCAACCGCACATTGTAGGCCCGGCAGTGTGCGGGCACGCCAGCGTAGAGCGCTGCGACGCTAAGGCTGCGCCCGCCGCTCACGGCCTGGCCGTCAACGCCGGCGGAGTAGGCGTTTGGCTGGATCGGCACATAGGCGCTGGCGCTGAGCGCGGGCGGGAAGGGCGCCGCGCCCGGCACATCCGCCGTAAAAAACTGGCTGCCCTCCCAGGCGATCCAGCACAGTTTCCCGGTGGAGTGGTCGACGCTGATCTCGCCGCGTCCCGTACACCGGTGTTGGAGCGGAAGATCCGTCGCGGTCGCGCCGATGTAGCGAAAGACCCGGAACCGAAAGTCACCGTCCGGGCCGCGCGAGCAGCACGCCATATGAAACAGGCCGGCCGCGTCCGATGTGCCGCTGATGTCAGCGCCGCCGTACAGCGCTTGCCCCGGAATCGTGTCGCGAGTCGATACACCTTCGGGGTCGAAGCTGTAGCCATCCGGCAGCGCCCGTGGCGTCAACTGCGTCGTAATCATCATAGCGACCCTCAGCGACAGATACAGATCGGTAGTGGCGGCGGCGGGTTTGGCGGCCCGCACCGGCAGCAGTCATCGCGCTCGATAAACGTGCCGTCGGGCGCAAAGATTCGCGTAGCGGTGGAGTGCTGCGCAGACGGATCGCCAGCGCGGATCTGCGTCTCGCCGCGTGAGACAAAGCCACACCGGCAATGATAGCTGCCGTTAATCGGGTGCGCGTAGTGGGTTTTCATCGCTCCTCCTTTATACGGCGCGTGCATAACTGGCCAGCAGGGGTCACACCTTGCACTTGACCTTTGGCGGCGGGATCCTGCATCAGCTTGTGCAAGATGTCGCGGTAGGTTGCCAGCTTAGCACACGAGCAGTCGCGCGCCCTCAGGCCACGCTTCGGGCGGCTGCCAGGTCAGCCGGGCCTGCCAGCGTGCGATCCGCCGGCCGCCGTGGCAGCCACACGCCACGGAGATCGGATACTCAATCCATGTGCCACGTTTCATAACGCCTCCGTTCCGCGCATATCGATGAAGCCGAGTTCATTTTGCAGATGGCCGTTCGTCGGGTCGTCAATCAGCACCGTCGTGCCCTCATGCACATAGCCCGCGACGACGCCAGTCCGATCTTCGCGCTGATAGACCGGCAGGCCGATCACGCGGTAGGGCCGCGGCGGTTGCGGCAGTGGTGCCATCTGGGCCTGCGCCCGAGCCGACCACCGTTCCATGGTCTCGACCGAGAGTTGATAGGGGTCGCGCCGGCGCGTCGGATCGAGATCCGCATGGCGGAGGAGCGGCAGATTGCCATACCGGGCGCGCCATGTGGCGATCTGCCATCCCATCGCAAGCAGCTGCGGGTCGGTATAGGGGTCGCGCCCATCCTGGAGGTTTTCCAGCTCGAACCCGAGCGTGGCCTGGTTCACGGCCTTGCCGCGGTAGGTATGACCGGAGAGCATAAAGCTGCTCGTGGGCGCACCGGCGTGATTGGCCCCGCGTTCGTCCGCAACCATCCGATAGATGACGCCGGGCTTTTGAATCAGGACATGAATAGAAATGCCGCGCCCGTCGCCATGCTGAAGCGTGGCGCGGCTGTCGGTGCCGCCCGTGCCGTGCGCGACGATCGCCACGATCGGCTGCCCGGCCCGGTCGATCCAGTGGTCGGCAGGAAGCAGTTTGATGATCGGCGGGAGCGCCATCTGGGACTCACAGGATGACAACAGAGTCTAGATGTAGTGTAGCACATCTGTCTAGCCACTGCAGAGCGGACTGCGCAGAGAAACGCCGACGCCCCGCCAGGTGGCGGGGCGTCCTGGTGGTGATGGTGGTGGGGCCTAGCACGCATACCCCGGCGACTCCTTGCCCTTATAGCCCCGGCAGTAGCAATCCTCCCCGTCTGGGCCGGTCACGACATGGGAGAACCACGTGTCGCCCTGGCGCTCACGCTTTTTCATCGGCGCGTTGTGGCGCGGGCAGATCGGGAGGCCGTCCGGCGTGTAGGCCCACTGCTGCGCCGGCTGCGCGGTCGGCGTGACTCCCAGCGCGCGCAGGCGCTCGATCGCGCCCGGTAGCTGCTGGATGGTCCCCTCGAACGCAATCGTGACCGTATAGCCCTCGTAGACCGCCGCGATCTGTATCGTCAGCGTGCGCAGCTGGTGGTTGACCGCTGTGGGCGTCGGCGGCTCGGGCAACTCCTCCAGCGGCGCGCGACCGACCAGTGGCGTGGTCGTGTCCACGCGCCCGGTGTTCAGCGCGTCACGAGCGCGCTGGGCCTCGGCGCGCTTGCTATCCAGTTTGGCGCTGGCGTTCTCCTCCAGGCGGGGTTCGTTGCCGTGCATGACAACGGCGCGGCCGGCTTCGGTGGTGGTGGTGGTGGGCATCGCACGACTCCTTGTGTCATCTGATGATATGGCCTACGCGTTGGGATTGGGGGTGATCGGGGCAGGCGCGCACGCCTCGATCAGCGCGATAGCCGCGCGATAGTGCTGCGCATGCTCGTTCTCGCCATGCGTCTCATTGACCGCCGCAGCGAACGCGGAGAGCGTGCCGTCGAAACAGCCCGTGCGGATGAAAATACCCTTGTCCGTATAGAATGCGAGGAGCCAATCATCACGGCTCCCGATTGGTCCGATCTGGAGTACTCCGCGCCCAATAAGTGTTCCATGATCGCCCAGGTCCGCCCTGCGCAGGTCCGCCCCGCGCAGGTTCGCCCCGCCCAGGTCCGCCCCGCGCAGGTGCGCCCCGAGCAGGTGCGCCCCGATCAGGTCCGCCCCGCGCAGGTTCGCCCCGCCCAGGTCCGCCCCGCCCAGGTCCGCCCCGCGCAGGTTCGCCCCGCCCAGGTCCGCCCCGCCCAGGTCCGCCCC